ATCCACAGGCTATGGGCTGTGGTATCAGGGTGGTATCCACCTCAGCGGGATCAGCTGACTACAGCTGGATCAGGCCATGACACACACCCTTCTCTGAAGGTATCCTCATGGCGTTTCATGCGGGCTTGAACACCCTTGTTGACCTTCTTGTTCCCTACGGGGCCTACGTAGACCCAGCGGGAGAACTCCCTTGCTGCTCCGTAGCAGTCCCCGGCATTGATCTTCGCCACCAGGGTGGAGCGGGACAGGTTCTTCACCCCAAACTGATAGGCGAAGTTCACCAGTGTATCCATCTGCCCTTGGGTGATAGGGCGGTGTACAGCCTCCCTAACACCCTTGATGTACTGATCCAGCTCTGATCTGAGCTTCTGATCACACTGCTCTTCAGTCAGTGTCTGTCCAGGATGGACCCCATGCGTGGACCCATAGCATATGGTCAGCACATCAGCCTGATCCTTGTAGGCTGTGAGGCGTAGACCCTCATCCATCTTCAGCTGGGCAATCCCTATGAGGCTTATGGCCATACCGGCCAGGGCCATTGCCCCCGCCTTACCAAGCCTCATGTCACCGGTACTCTTTGAATCCTTGATCATCATGTCTCTCCTATCCGCCCATAGAGGCCCTTAGAAGCCTCGTAGAGCCCTTCGAATCATCCGCTAACCCAATCCCCTTATAGCCTCGCAGAGGCGTACTAACCCGCTATCCAAAGCCTTGTAGAGGCTCCTATCAAGCCCTATGGATACCACCCTGATACCACAGCCCATAGCCTGTGGATACCCCTGCCCCAAGGCCATGGCGTAGACCAGTGAGCACCACCCACCGAGCACGATTTCGAATCATCCCCCAACACATGTGGAGACAAGGTGAAGACAAGGGCGGGGGCAGTGGTGGGGAGTGGGGCAGGGTTCCTGCTTCACCCTTTCGAGTCCACCTTTCCCCCTTTCCCCTCACCTGTGGATACCCATGGATACCACAGCCAAGACACCTGCGTTGAGTGCTGTTCGGCCCAACACCAGGCCCACCAGGACTGCACTAGCAATCTCACACTGTACTGGCAATGTCTGTGTGCTGTACCAGCAATGTGTGCACTGTACCAGCAAAGGCCCGCACTACACTCGCAAAGTGCTCGTGGTACTCGCAAGGTCCCACAGGGGTCGTAGCCTTGTGAGGCACCCCCTCGACATCCAGGCGTCCTTTCCCCCCGTGGGGGGTGGTGTGTGCTAGGTGTGTGGTCTGTGTGACCACCTGTGCTTGTCAGCACTACACCAGCGTCAGGTGATGGATACACAGGGGATACCACCAGCTACAGGAGATGCAGGGTCATAGGCCACTGGGATTCCTTGTTAGACCCATTGGCCTGCCAGTGGTTGTGGTCGATTGGGAGGAACTGTCCATTTGGCAGCAGGGCTATGGCATATCCTGTGTCCAGGCCATCAGCGGTGTAGACAGGCTTCCCACCATACTGGAAGGGACCACCCCAGCGGATGGGGTTACACCCAAACATCTGGTCAGACTCAATGGTGACAGTCACATCCCCGGCGGCGAAGACAGCGGATGGCATGAACCAGTGCCACCATGGATACACCCTGGCGTAGTAGTTCGTGATCATGGCTTCACGCTCCTGCGGTTCCTTCCACAGGCAGGTGACTTCCATGCCCACCTCATTGACTCCCTTGATGGTGATCCTGAAGACCTGGTCCTGGACAGACGGTCCTAGAGCTACGGAGAGCCCCTCCAGCTGTCCCCTGACGTTGCGAAAGACCTGAGCAATCTTCTTCCCTTCGTAGCAGGTCAGAGGGCCTCTACGTGTGGTATTCCTCTGCACTGCCCCACCCTCTATGGGTGTGTACCCGAAGGTGCCCTTATCGGTGTGCAGGGCCAGGATCGGGTAAGCCTTCAGCTGCGGATGCGCACCCGTGCTGTAGTTCTGAAGGTTGTTCAGCGGGCCATACCAGACGGACCAGTCATTAGGGTCTTGCCAGACATGAGGCTGGGTGCCCATGTCCTTCCGAAGGCTGGCATTGTTGAAGCTCGTGTAGTTCCCCTGGTCCCCATTCTCGAAGACCACCCAGTAGTGACGGCCAGCAATCATGTGGCCAGTCAGGTTCACACGAGTCTGGATGGCCTTCCCAGAGGCAGCACTATGCCCATCCCCAGAGAAGCTGTGGCTGCCGGTCCCCAGGATTGTACCCAGCTTCCCACCAGCATCTTCACGCAGTGTGATGGTTGCGCTCCCACCATTCCCCAGGGCATAGCCCGAACCCGACTGGGCATAGAACCCAATGGCCTGTAGGTTCCCAGTCAGCTCAGACCGGAACCGTACAGCCACCTGGTTCCCAGACGCTCCAATCCGAAGGTTGTACAGGCCGTGCATCTGCACCCAACCATTCCCCACACGCTTCTTGTACTTGGGGTCATCACTTGTCAGTGTTCCCAGGTCCATCTAGACTCCTTTGTATCTCCAGCCTGCACAGCTCCCTGGCAAGCGCTTGTTCATTCCCCCACAGCAGGAACTGCAGAGCCGATCCCCAAGGATCCCCCTCAGACGCGTCAGGAGGCCCTTCAGGGCGTTCCAGACACACGGGTGGGGGAACTACCTTGCCGAGGCTCTGAGAGGCTCCTGAGGGCTCTACGGGCCTCTTCTGCAGCACGCTGCACCCGGGCATGATCAACAGGGCCAGGACCAGCAGCAGCCTGCCGTACTTTGGTCTGCGCAGCATTCTGCTTCTCCTTCACCTGAGCATGACGCTTCAGCACCTCAGCCTGTTCAGCCACGATGCCTTCCAGGGCCGTTATACGGGCCTCAGAGCGTTCCAATGCTTTGGATAGGGCAATCACCTTATCCGTGTTCACCGAAGCCTTGTAGAGGCTGTAGGAGGCTCCTATGGCCACCGTAGCCCCAAGGCCCAGAATGGCCAGCAGCTTCCTTGGTACAGCGAAGCCTCCCAGCCTGGTAAGGCTGGCCGCCAGCCTCAGTATCCATGTTCCCATCACTTCATAAGACCGAAGCGGGCCTGACGTTCCCACTCGTGGGATTCAGCCGCTCTTCGGTCTTCCTTCCTTTTGTACCACCAGTTCACAAGCCATGTGCCGAGGGTAGCGAGGATACCCACGACCACGGCAACAGTCTGCATGTCAATCGCTCCTATGACGGTCGTTATCGATCCCACGGTGTAGGACCACCAAGTCCAGAATGTGCTTTGTCTTTCCATTTGGGGTTGAATAGGGAGTCTACCCACTCCTTCCACTGTTGCGCTTCCCGTTCTTCGGCAAGCTTCTGAGGGTCTGCCATGATGGCGGGGGCCAGGAGCTGCACAGCCATGGCCAGCGAGTCCAGCCGGTCATCGTGGGATAGAGATTCTCTATCCGTTGTGATGTTCGACATCTGGTGGAACAGGCTGAAGCTCGATCGCTCACCGACACCGTATGCCATACAGCACTGGGCATCCTGCTTCAGTACATCCTCATGGATCACGAGGCGGTGCCGTTCCAGGACAGGGCGGATCGTGTTGATGATCCGACGCTCCTTCTGACCCGTGCTGTAGTCCCCTGAGACACAGCTGGCCAGGTGGGCCAGGTCAGTCCCCTTCAGCAGGTTCCTGAGCCCCAGCTCGAACAGGCCATGTCCCATGTTGGACTCCACACGGATGTGTGTCACCTTGTACTTCCTGAAGAAGCCCAGGAACCGGTCCTGGTTGGCCTCAGAAAGCCCACCACGGAACGCATCGATGCCGAGGATATGGATGTTGTCACCCACGGCACAAGCGGCTGTAAGGGCCGTTTCGTCAGCCCCCTCACCCGATGGGTCAATGGTGCACCACACGGTGCTGGGCACTTCGAAACGCTCCCCAGTCCGGATGCCGTAGTACAGCTCCACACCCACCAGGGGGAAGAGCGGGTCCAGTGGCACACGGTTCTGGTTGTCCCTGTTCCAGATCAGCTGGTCAGGCACATGGTCTGTGGGGTAGGCCCCCACGATCAGATCACGGACCTTCAGCTGCAGACGAATCTCGTCAGACAGGCTGGTGTCCAGCAGGTAGTTCAGAGCGAACTGCTCTGGTCCATCTGCTAGCTCCTTGTCCTGCAGCTCCTGCTCGGTGTACCGGGTAGGGTCCGTAGGCTTACCCATCCGCCCAGACATCCCACCCCCGGTCCTCAGACTGGGATCGGCGTCCATGGCCTCACGGATCATCGGGGCCAGCTTGTACCCGTAGATGTCCTCACCCTGTGCAGGGTAACGGCCGGGCCACACACGGACATCGTACCCCATCCGCTCCAGGGAGTTGTAGATCGAGTCCTTCGTCTGTGGTGTGCCCAGGAAGATCACATCCCCATGGGTACAGATGCGGGACAGCTCACGGCACTTATTCAGCAGCTTCTCACGGGTAGCAGCCGTGAGAGCGTTCTCATCCGACTCCACGTCATCAGCCAGCACCACCGAGGCACGACGGCCAGGCAGGGCTGTGCGGGATGACACGATCGAGATGGACGGGGATTTGTTCAGACCCTTCAGCATCCGGTGGATGTCGAAGGACTTCACCCCAGTACGGTCACCGTCGTTGGCCGACGGGGCCATGTATTCGAGGATGTCCCAGCTCATGATCATCTGGGTTAGCAGGTGGGACATCTGCTCAGCCAGCTCCTTACCCGCGGACATCACCAGGATGATCTCCTTCGGGTCTTGGATCAATCTCCACACGACATAGAATGCCGTGATGTATGACTTGCCTTCGCCACGCTGGGCCTGAAGCATGCGCTTCTGTGGACCATACTGAAGGTACCGGCACATGTCCTCCTGCACAGCAGACATGACATGGAAGCCGGGGATGTACTTCTCGGCAGCAAGCCATGCGAAGTCTAGGAACTCAGGGAATGCCTCGGATGTCTCCAAGGCAATCCTCAGACGTTCTTCTTCAGAACGAATCATTGCAGAACCCTTGACACGGTCTCGGCGGTGAGGGACTGTCTGCGCTGGGCCAGTCTGGCCTTCAGCTCATCCAGCTGTCCACGGACATCCGATACTGGGTCTTCGACAGCCGGCTGGGAAGCACCCAGGTGCACCCCATGGAGCTTCAGGGCAGAAGTGATTGCTGTGAGGGTTGCAGCGTCTGTCGGGATGCCATCTGCCATATCCTGCTGCAGGCGGTCCTGGAAGGACTTGACCTGCAGCTCGGCTACTTTCCAGAGGGCATCCTGCAGCTGCTGCTGCAGGGATGCTTCCATTGCTTCTCCTATCAGGCCTGTAAGGCCATCATCAGTCAGGGAAGGTTGTGTTCAGCAGACGGGCATCGTCCACCTGCTTACCACCAGCGTTGGAGTCCTGGCCAGAGACGGCGTTGACGCACGAGAACGTCTGCCACTCGGTGGACAGCAGCCGGAGGTTCGACAGGTACGCACCGGGGAAGAAGTCGTCCGGACCCTTGCCCACACCCGTAGCCTTACGGTCGAGACCGACCTGGATGGCCACCTTGGTATTGCTCGGGGTTCCCGGAGCCAGACGAGCATCCACCTCGTACAGCAGGCCATCCCAGCTACCAGTCTTCAGGTAGTCGGAACCCGGGAAGTCCGTCGAACCACCATGGGTGACGTTCTGAGGCACCGTCGGGCACAGGATGTCCGCGTACTCATTGGTATTCGTACCAATCCTCCACGGGGACTGCCCGCTGTGCATGTCGTTCAGGAAGTCATTGGCCCAGTTACCAATGGCCCTGCCTGTCTGCTTGGCAGCCAGCACCCAGCGGGTCTGACCCTTCGGCAGGACATACACACGAGCCTCACGGATGTGGACATGGGTGTTCGGGTTGTAGTTCCACCCGTAGCACGGCAGGAGCACATACCAGGTGTTGAACAGGTCAAGCACCTTGTCCGAACCACGCATGCTCACCGGAGCACCGCCCCACAGGAACTTCCCGTTGTGGCTGTACAGAGAGCCCCCGGTAACGTCTGAGAACTTCTGAACACCCCCGAGCTGGGTAGAGCCACCGTCCGCCTGCGCATGCACACCTGGCTGGGGAGAGCCCGGCCGCAGGTTACGCCCTGCGGTGTCCGTGAACCACGGGATAGGTACAGCCCCATTCAGCTCATGCCCCTTGCCCACACCACGGATAGCCCGGGCTACACGCTCCCGAGCGCTGGGGTTGGACGGAACGTTACCACCACCGGAGCCACCACCACCACCGGAACCGCCGCTGCTACCGCCGCCTGCACTAGGTGCCTGCGGGAACCATGCCGTTACCGAGGAGTCAACGATGTCCACAGTAGTACCACCGCTGGTCATCAGCTTAGTACGGGCAGGGTTGGCTATGCTCAGCTTATCCCCAGCATTGTGGGGGCCGACACGACCGCTGAACTCAACCGGGACCGTAGCCCAGGTGTGGGCCATGTCACGCAGCTTCGAGTCGTTCGGGAACCCATCGCCATCCCAGATGATACACGGGAAGTTCTTGGGATCGGTGAACGTGATGGACTTCGTGAAGAAGTCCCCAGCGGGGATAGGTACAGCCTCACCGTTCCGGATGGCCACAAACTGGAAGGTCCTGGTAGCCAGGTCCTTGACCCACACGAAGGTCGCATATCCCGAGGGGGCAATGCTACCAACGGTGTTGGGCAGGGTAACTGGAGACTCAGCGACCTCCACAGCCTTGCCAGTCAGACGGTCCTTGGCGATAGCCGGGTTGGCGATCTTCATGCCAGGTCCACGCGCGTACCACTGGACACCACTGATGGTGCTGTGTGAGCCCACGTATCCAAGACCGCCGTCGAGTTCGACGAATGTACGGGTCAGGTTCTTCCACTCTGCCTTGACGTTTCCGTTCTTAGGCAGGATCACTGCAGGGAACCCACGGGAACCGCTCCACTGAGGAACAGTGATGTTGTCCGGCCACTTCGTGACCTCGCCATCGGTAACCTCGAAGAAGGCCACCCAGTCTGCCCACTGAAGGGTCTGTATACCAGCTTCCTCTGGGTAGGTGATGACGGCCACCAGGTTTGTACCCTTGAGCCCTGCCAGGGTAGACTCCTCTGAGATACCGGGGGCGGGCGGTGTCGGGGGCTGAGGTGGCTGCGGTTGTGGTGTAGGCGGTTGCGGCTGAGGTGTCGGTCCGGGCTGGGGAGTCGGAGGCTGAGGTGCGGGAGTACCACCACCCACAGGCTTGAAGCCGAACCTGTGCAGACCTGTAGCGCGAGTCTCGAAGTCGTTCCCAGTCCGACCAGTCACCACGATGTTCATCGAGCCGCCAGCTTCCTGGGGGATCGGACCATGCATGCCACCAGGCATGGGTAGGGTCTGCCCATCCTTGGCTTGGACACGGACAAGCTGACTCAGCCCAGGCTGGGCCAGGGTAGCATTGTCGAACTTCGTGGTAGCCTTCCCTTGGCCATCAGCCAGGACGGCTGAGGTCACGGACATCAGGGGGATACCGCTCTCCAGAAGCAGAGTGCTGTTCTTCACCGAGACATAGTTGTCCAGGTTCTGGTTCAGACCGTTCTGGTTCGCAGCTGCGCGGGACCGAGAGTGCCACGTACCGCTCACATTGGTGTCCCACTGGGCCTCAGAAGCCACCACAGCGTGCGCTACGGAGCTTACCCGAGCAGTGCAGTTCTCCACCCACAGGAACTCACCCAGAGCGCCCTGGAAGGCGTGAGTGGGGTTCCCTGAGCTGAACACAGCGTTGTTCCGGAAGGTGTTGGACTTAGTGCCCACATAGGCTTGCATCAGAGCTTCGCCAGTGGCACGGGTGCTCCACACCAGACAGTTGGCAATGAGACAATACTCAGAGCCGTAGGCCAGGTGGATACCAGCCGACTCGTTCTCGTACACACGGCAGTGCTCGACCGAGACAGCGTAGGTCTTGTCCTGCAGTGACATCCCGCGCATGTTGTTTGAGACCACGCAGTTCAGGATACGGCCACGGACCACACCGGACAGGTCAAAGCCGTAGTACCCACCCTCTGCTGTACAGTTCGTCAGGTACAGGTACTCCACCTGGGCGTGGCCCGAGGGGCCTGCGATACGGCCAGCACGGGTGCTGTCGTTCTGGTTGTTCGTGTCGGGAGCAAACAGCAGCTTCGACTTGAACCGCCAGGCCACGTGCTCCGAGTGAGCGTAGTCACTCCCATCCTTGAACTTCACAGAGCAGTTCGTGAACACCGGGCTGACGATCTCAGACCGTGCCTCGACCACGATACCGTTGCACTGGTCCACGTCCTTGATGGCCAGGCCATCCACACGGACGTTGGGGATGTCGATGATGTACAGGACAGCAGTGGCGGGGTTAGCCTTGGCACCGGGGTTGTACGTGATCTCGCAGCCCTTGGCCTTGACCCACAGGGTCTCCTTACGAGGCTGGCCATCGGTGTTCCGCAGCAGGATACAGGCAGTCTCGCCCTCCAGGGGGGCAACCTCGATGTTGCACCGGGTCAGGTCCAGGGTGGTAGCACCACCGATGATCTGGAACTGGTCACGCAGGGTGAAGTTCCCAACCAGGGTGATTGTGTCCCCAGTCTCGGTGGCACGAATCTTCGCTTGTGTTTCGCTGGACCAGATGTCGTCTGTCCCGGCATTGATGGTTACGTCAGCCAACTTGTGCTCCAATGTAGACGCCAGTGATACTGAAGGACCAGGTGCCTGGGGCAGGCAGGGTCACAGTCACTTGGCTGCAGTTCTGAACAGTGTGGATCGTGTACTCAGCGAAGGAGCTGGTCATGGTACCATTCCCAACGAAGGACACGTCAGCCACGTTACCGCCCTTGGCATGGATACGGAACTCCCACATACCCGGGGTCAGGCCAAAGGCGTAGGACGTCGCACCACCGGACACCCCCTTGCCGGGATTTGCCACCCCAGAGGTGAACACCCGAGGAGTTGATCGAGGCAGGGCAATCACACCCATGCTCAGACCGCCTGTAGAGCCACCAGGAGCCGGCGAGGGGCTCGGGGAAGGACTCGGTTGGGGTGTACCCCCACCCTGGCTCTTCAGCTGCTCTACGACCCCGCTAAGGGCGTCTACGGCCTTCTCTGTCTGCAGGACACGGTCACGGAACTCCACACCCAGTGCACGGACGAAGGTGTTGGCCTTCTCCTCCAGCACAGCATGGTCAGTGGCGATGATCTCCTGCAGGGTGCCAAGGTTAACAGCATCCGTGGTGCGTACCGGAGCCCCGATGTTCCGCAGGGTAGCCCCACCCAGGTCCGCAACACCCAGGTTGTTCACCGTGAGGCCGGTGCCACCACCACCACCACCGCTGGACCCACCATTCTCCAGAGCCCGAACACGGTTGCGGAGCTGGTTAGTGGTGTCTGTCAGCTCATCCTTGACATCCTTCAGCTCCTTGTAGTACACCAGACGTGACGCCACGGCCTGTGCGTCTGAAGTCTCCAACAGGTACTCATACGAGTACCACACGCTGCTTGTTGCCGCTAGGTGAATAAAGGAGACTTTAGTAGCCGCTTTGTCGGTCGGGTATATTCCATAGGCATCCTCCCGGTACCCATCAGGCCGCGTACGTGTCTGCACCCGTTTCAGGTACGCATCCCCAGTTGGCTGGGCCGGAGTCTGACCACCACCACCACTGCCGGGCCTGTCCGGAAGGAACTCCGGGTTCACCTTACCATTCTGGAAGAACCCGTTGGGCAGCGGTGACTGAATACCTTCTAGCGTACGCACCCGGTTGGACAGGGACTCGACCGCGGAGCTGTGGGCCTGGATACGACCCTCGGCCACCGTGACCCGAGTCTCCAGAGTACGGAGCGTGTTCGAGTAGTCCTGCCCACGAACAGCACTCACTGCGTCATCTACGTATTGCTTGGTGGCGGCGTCGGACAGGTCACGAGGGGAGCCAAGGTTGATGATCCTGTTGGCCTGCATGTTCAGGTTCCCGACGATCCCTGCGGAGGCAAGGTCTCGGGCTTCTTCTGAGATGTTCAGAAGCTGTTGCAGGTCAAAGTCCAGGTTGCCTGCCGTGAAGGCAGCCCCCTGGCTGAACTTGTACCGGATATTCACCGGTGTCTTGCGGGCTACCTGCACTACGGTACCCGCAGGCACATTGGCCCCGAAGACCACTGTGTTCCCGGACAGGCCCCAGTTGGGGATGCTGCCCGTGATCGCCGTGACGGAGACGTCCTGCCCGCTGTACTGTGACGTAAAGGGCAGGACGATAGTCCGCAGCGATCCATCCGATGTGACACGGACGAATGTCGCCATTACTCTTCCATATTCGAGACTGCTGCCCCCAGACCCTTCACCCCAGGAAGGATGCTGATCAGGGGAGCGGCCTTGATTGCAGTCCCAGCCGCCTTGTACGCTTCACCGTGCAATAGCTGCTGGCCCAGTTTGATCCCGGTGTCGATCGGGATCAGGGCCGGGGAACCAAACGCATTGGCTTGTCCCGTAGCCCAGCGCACCGGTTCAGACAGCAGGCCCAAGGCCCCCATCTGTCCCAGAGCATCCTTGAGCGGGTCAGCATCATCCTGCCCCCTCAGCGTAGCATTGGCCTGAGCAGCCACCACTGCCAGCGGGTACTGATACAGCATCATCATCATCAGAGCACCACCGTCCTTGGACGCAAGGTTCTGCACCAGGATTTGGTTGTGCGCCGAGATGACGAAGTTGCGGTACGTGAACAGCAGCTTGCCTACGGGGTTGAAGGCCACGAAGGCCGGGGTCCCACCGAGGCGTTGCTTCAGCACGAAGTCGTCCATCCCCCGGATTAGGGCAGGACGGATTGCGTCGAAGTCTGCATCATCCCAGGCATCGATGTCCAGCCCATGCTTGGCATAGGCAGCTTCGAGTCGGGACATGGCAGCATCGTCCACACCCAGCTTCTGCAGCAGGGCACGTGCCTTCTTGTTCCCCTTGGCAGCGTTCTCCACCTGCTGGGTCATCAGGTTGGCAACCAGCTTGGCCTGCATGTGGTGGATGAACTTCATTCCGTTGGCGTATGGCACCAGGTTCTGACCGGCTTCCAGGAACAGATCGAACCTGTTGGCTTGGCTTCCGATGGACATGTCATGCAGGTCTTCCCACCGACGAAGGAACGGCTGCAGACGGATACTCCCTGCGGAGTGGTCCGACAGCAGGTGCTCCAGAGCAGTGGCGTTCTGAGGTGCCAGCAGCGACCTGAAGCCCGGCATCTTGGATGCCATGACCTTCAGCGATGCCCCCAGACCGAACTTGCCCAGCACGGTAGCCATCTCGGTCAGCTGCCACAGGCCTGAAGCAGACAGGGCAGTCATGCTGCCCAGCGCACGGACCCTGCGGAAGTTCTCGTTCACCTTGGCCCCAGAGGGCATGCCCTTGTAGTAGGCCATGGTGTTGTCGAACAGCTCAGCAGCATCAGCCCGATGCTTCGGATCGATGTTGTGCAGCAGGTGTGCCCGGACCTTCATGATGTCGGACGTCTTGCCCAGACCCTTACGGGCCAGAGCAGCATCCGTGGCAACCTTCTGAAGGTACTGGTCCACGTTCCGGTTGATGCTCGTGTCCAGCAGGTCGATGGGCCTGAGCTTCTCCCCATTGGGCAGCGTGACCTCTGACAGCAGGTCCATGCCGATCCGGGACTTCAGATACCGTGGACCCGAGTTGGAGTCCTGGGTACCATCCAGAGCATCCAGCACAGCCTTCTGCACACTGTCAGGGACACCGGCCTTGTTCATCCCATCGATCACCGTAGCCTTCACGGCGTCAGGGACTCCCTGTCCGATGTTGTCCTCGAAATAGCCCTTCCGGAGCGTACGGTCCCGAATGGCTTTGGCCATCTCCATAGCAACGTCGGCGGGCAGCAGCGGTGTTCTGGCCAGGATCGACTTCTGCAGCATGTCTGCCACAGCCTGCTTCCCATCCAGCCCCATACCGTCCAGACGCTGGATGGTCTGCTCCATCCCATACATGTCCCACTTGCGGGACAGGTAGCCAGAATACTCCTTCAGGTCAGCAGCGTTCTCTACACCAGCACGCTTCAGCTCGTCCAGGGCCTCGCGGTGGATCAGGTCCAGCTGGTCAGCCAGCTCCTTCAGATCAGGCCGGGTGCTGACATGAGGCGCACCGGTTGCGGTGGCATTCTGCCGTGCGGCCATCTCGGCGTACAGGTCCTGCTCCAGCTTGCGCTGAGCATTGTAGTACCCACGACCTTGGGTCATCTGCTCCCATGTACCCCATCCATCCTGCTTCATCCGCTCACGGAACATGTCCGTGAACTTGTGCTGGTGCTGCTTCAGCTGTGCCAGGGCAGCCGCACGCTCGGACTCCACAGACACCTTGCCCGGGCTGAGCACATCATCGTACAGAAGGTCAGCGACCAGCTGTCCGGCTTTGCCCCAGCTCGACATAGTCTTATGCATGTTCCATGCCAGCTTCGACGCAACCGTCTTGCCAACGTGGTCTGGGATATGGCCAAGGGTGCTGGGCCCATTGCCCTGCAGGATTTGTGCCAGGGTGGCATTAGGTCCAGGTGGAGGACTCGGGGGTTGGGCAGCAGCCGACTGTCCAGCCGGTGGCTGTGTCGGAGGTTTGCCAGACCCGCCCCCAGCCGCAGCTGCAGCGGCCTGCTTGGAAGCAGTGTGCTGAGCCGCCTGTTGGACCGCAGGATCGTTCGGAGACATCCCTGATGGGGTTGTACTACCCTGACTCACCGAAGCCGTTGTAGGACCGTTTGAAGCCTTCTGAGAGGCTTTCTGAGCAGCTTGTGCCTGCTTGGCCTTGAAGACAGCCTGATCAGCCTTGCGCTTGGCAGCAGCAGCCTTGGCCTCAGCACGCTTCGCAGCACGCTCCGCCTGAAGCTTGGCTTTGGCTTCGGCAGCCTTGATCCGGGCCTCGGCTCTGGCCTGAGCTTCCTTGGCAGACTTCTCAGCAGCCTTGGCAGCTCGCGTGGCCTCATCGGCAGCCTTCAGAGCAGCCTGGTGTGCCACACGCTGTTCCCGAGCAGCAGCCCGGGCTTCAGCAGTGGCCTTCTTCCGTGCCTCAACAGCAGCCTTGTGGGCAGCATCAGCGATGCGCTTCTCTGCGTTGCGTGGGTGCTTCTGGGCTTCAATCGACTCGACGTCAGCCTTCGTGTACCCCAAACGCAATTGATTCTCATTAACAGCAAAAGAATTTCGTGCCTTGTACTCCAACAGCTTGGCGCGTACAGGGGCCGGAAGGGCCGGTCGGGTGTATTCTACATCGTTGACAGAGTCAGTGGATCGGGATGTGGTCTCCCACGGATTCGGGTTACCGAAGGCAGCGTCGTTGGCGGATGTGGTATCGTGTAGGTGTCTGCCGGCCACATCGTCATTGGAAGCTCCACGGTGCCCTATGGACTCGGCGTTGGCGGCCTCGACCTTACGCTTGCCAAACCTCAGAGGTTCCCCGGCCTTGATCCCACCAAGCTCGTCGTTGGCAGATGCCTTGAGGTACTTGGCGACGATCTCCGGGTTCTCCACAGGCATCTTGATGTCCGGAGGGAGTCCCAGGCTGTCGATCTCCTCCTGGGTCAGGTGGACCACAGGGGATGTCTTCGGATCGACATCCTTGAATGATACATCCTCAGCACCAGCATTCTTGTCATAGAACAGGGCCTTCTGCAGATCGCGTTGAGGAGCTTCCAGCAAAGCCGGACCTTCGATCACCTGCAGCTCGGGTTCCCGAATGGGGATCACCTGAGCATGGCCCACCACACCAGTCGCAGGGCCTTCCAGCCTCAGCGTGATGTTTGGGTCAGGCAGGGCCACAGGCTTGACCTCTGGAGCCGGCAGCCGATGAGCACCCCAGTAGTATGGAGGCATGTCCCCCGAAGGGGACTCCAGCAAACCGGCCACAGGGCCTCTAGAAGTGCCTGCAGGGAACTCTGAGGACAGGGCTGGTGGGGTTGCCTTACCCGGGGCTACGAGGGCCATAGAGGGGCTCGTAGGGGCTCCTGTGGGGGCCGGTGCCTGCGGGGCATCTGGAGTGTCTACAGGCTTGTCAGGTGTGGCCTTGGCAGGCTTCACCCGAGCACGGTAGAACATCCCTGTGATCCCACCGAGGATACCAGCGGACAGCACCTCGTCGGACTCGACTGGATTGGCACCAAGCGGGCTCATGGCCGATTCCAGCCCTGCGTTGGCAGCCCCTGTGACGGCACCAGCGATCAGGCGGTTCCGGATGCCGCCGGCGTACCGGACTGCAGCACCACCGGGGACCACGTTCACCGGGTCAAGCATCGAGGCACCGAAGGCAGTCACGGCGTGGGAAGACTCGGTCTCCCGGACCCGACGCCAGTCCTTGATTCGTTCTAGTGCCCATTCGGCAGACTTCTGCCCGCGGGCGTTGTCCATGAAGAACTCCCGCTCGGCCTCAGTCAGAGACAGGGGGGTGTTCTGCAGGTAAGTGTGATGGTTGATGGGGGTGTCGTCCTTGAAGTCCGGACGGCCGTACCACGTCGCTGCCAACACCTTGGCAGGGATGGTCTCCATGAGGCCGGCCTGGAACGACTCCCACATGCTGTGGTCCAGAGCGTCACGGCGCTGTGCACGCTGGGCTCTGGACTCCCGAGCAGGGGTGATGTTCTGCTCGGACTTGTCAGTGACGTGGACTGTGTAGTCACCATACTCTGCCCAGCCCGGACCGGTATGAGCAGATGCCTTGCCAGGGCCAAGGGTTTCCTGGGGAATCTCAGGCAGGCCACCAAAGCGGCCGGGCATTGGGACAGAGTATTTCGCCATTACTGAACCTTTGATGATGTGGCTGCTGTGTGCAGCCGTGCTACATAGTACCGACGGCGGTCCTCTGGACTCACCTTGTACACTGCGGTCTTCTTGAACTCGGCCAGTGCCTTGTCGTAGTCGCCTTCCTTCACTGCCTCAAGCATGGCCCTGCCGGCCTTGGCCGATGGGGTCTTGCCGATCGCAAAGCCTTCCCCACCCTGGTAGACCATGGACGATGCCATCTCCAGCAGGGCAGAGTTGCCGACGTTCATACCCATACCTTCGAGGATGTTCTTGGCGGATTTCACGGCAGCCTCCGACGCGGCGGCGAAGGACTTGTTGATGTCCTCTGGGCTGGCCTTGCCAGTCTTCCGGGCGGACTCGGGGTAGTGGGGATTCTGCTCGTTGATCCCAACACCCACGGACTTGAACTTGCCATCCTGGTACGGAGTGTCTGTGACTCCCTCGAACCTGGACAGCACCCACCGCACGGCAAACATCACGGGATGCGGAACACCAGCGGCATTAGCACCGTTGAAGATCACCGACCCACCTTTGCCTTCAGCCTTGTACCCATCACCGTAGACGGCGTTGTTGTACTTGGCCTCGGCATCAGTCAGTCGCTTGACTTCATCCCGGATCATCTCGGGGGACAGCTCATGGGATTCCAAAGCATCCATGTTCCCGAACTTGTCGTACGAGTCGGCCATCAGACGGCCGTTGCTATCCACCTTGACATGGACATATCCATCCTCGTGGCCGGCACGGGTCAGGTTATCGATGGCCTTGCCCAGCATGGACTGCTGGCCTGGACCAAGCCCTGTCTTGGAAGCGAAGGTGTCGTAGAACCCCTGTGGCAGAGGCACCGGACCCCACTTCGTCTCGATGGTGCGTGAAGCCACATCGGCCACGGCCAGGTCCAGCACCGAGTCCCCGTCGTAGGACGGATTGGCCATTGAGATGTTCTTGATGGCCTCACGGACTTCACCCTGGATAGCGTTCTGGTAGATGCGCGTCTTGAAGTGGTTGTCCTCGAAGGCCCAGTCGGATGTCCTAAGCTTCAGCTCAGCAGCAGACTGCTCACCGCCCAGCAGGGCACCAGCCTTCAGCCACATGGTGGCAAACAGGCCCCGGCGATCCCGGACCATGGCATCGGCCTTGCTGTACACGTCCTGCAGCTGTGTAGCACGGGCAGCACGGGCCTCTGCAGGCATGGCCTTGGCAGCAGCCTCGTCCTTGGCGATCTCAGACAAAGCAACCTCGACCGACTTGCCGGCCTTCAGCTTCTTCATGTACCCCTCGAACTGACCACGCATCTCCGGGGACATCCCGGCCATGATGGTCTGGCGGTAGTACACATTGCCTGACTTGTCCTCATCGTCCATCTTCTGGATGATCGAGTCCAGCATCTCCTTGTGCTGGGACAGCACCTTACCGTCGTTGGACAGCACGGACTGCATGGCCACATCAGCCATCTGCCCGATCTGCTTCCCGGCTGCAGCCACCATGCCGTTCTTGGCCGCGGTGGTCATGGCATCGAGAATCTGGGCAGGGGACGCACCAGAGGCGGCCATCTGCTGCACGGTGGCCTGGGCCGCCTTCTCAGGCGTAGTGCCGTTGGCCAGCAGCTCCATCAGGTTCCCTGACAGGAACGGGGCCGGGCTGAAAGCCTTCTCGTCAGCCGTCTTGCGGACGTACTGAAGCTGGGCACGCATCTGCTGGTACTCATCAACCGACATGGCCCCGGAGTGGATCAGGGGTTTGGTCAGCCTGTCGAAGTCCGAGAGGTTCCCGGTGTAGGCTTCGTTGTGAATCTGCGCACGCAGGTCAGCCACCGTCTGAATACCCTGGAAGTTCTTCATCCAGGAGCGCTTCTGTTCGGCCTGAGCATACATGCCCGCCAGCTGGTTCTGAGTCTCCTGCGGCAGGCGGGCCAGGAAGGTGCTGGCTTCCCGGTAGTTCGGGCCATCCACCTCTTCCGAGCCGATGTTGTTGTCGAACTTCTGGGACGTCAGGATGTCGTACAGCTGGGTATTCCCCTGCTGCAGGGCAGACTGGAATGCCTGGGCAGTGAACTGCTCCTTCACCTGGCGGGGAAGGGAGTCGTCATCCCAGGTGGCTTTCAGTACCTCGGTGAAGCTACCCATCCGGGTCAGATAGGAGCGCTCGTCAATCTGCCCAGTGTCGAACTGCACCTGAGCTTCGTGCATGTCCTGGAGGAACGCAGTCAGCTGGGTGGTGGTGGCAGCCATCTTCTCATCGATGATGTACTTCTGCCGTTCGGTCTTCCACTGTACGGTGTGGCTGAAGTCCAGGTCGGCCATCTGCTGAGCAGCAGCAGCGCGGTCCTTGACAGCCAGACCGGCCAGCATCGGGTTCAGCGTGTTCCGCCTGCGGGTCATATACCCTTCTAGGCCCTCGGCATCGAGAGTTCGAAGGTACGGCAGGTCTTCCTTGAAGCGCTGTTGCTCTTCAGCCAGGGCCAGCTTGGCCATGGCCTGACGGTACCCAGCCACCTCGAAGTCTCGGGTCAGCGGGTCGTTCTGAATCTCATCCTCAGCCTGGATGATCCCAGCCTTTGCTTGGCCAGCCAGGTAGGCATTGTCGAAGTCGATCTGCTGCCGTTTCAACAGACCCTTGTGGAGGGTATCCCCCAATCGGTCCAGTGCGTTGTAAAAGCCTTCGTTGTTATGGAAGCGCTTTTGCGACGCACCCTGCGAGGCCCCAGCCTGGCCAATACCAGACCACTGCCCCGCCTTACGGGTGTCATCGGTTTGCCGACGGAACGGCTCAGAGTCTCGCAGGATTGCCATGTTTTACAGTCGTAATCCGGTACCACCGCCCAGCTTCAGGCCGGTACCCGCATTCGTTGAGAAGCCCCCAGCCCTGTTCACAGAAGCCCGCAGGCCCGATCCCAGGTTCTTGGGAGTGTTGTCAGCCGCACCAGCACCCAGGCTTGCCTTGGCATTCATGTACTGCATGCCGAAGCCAATCGCAGCATTGGCCAGGCCCAGCCAGGCACCTTGCTTCCAGGACTTACCCACCCCAGAGGAGTAGTAGTTCCGTACCCCATCCGGAGCACCAATCCTGGTGTTCATCAGCTGCGTGTCAAGCTCCTGGTTCGTATCGTCAACAGCCTGACTGTAGTTCAGGTTCTGCTGGTCGATATCGGCCTGCATCTTCATCTGGATGTCGGTGGCAACGGCTTGTGCCGAGGCCCCCTCAGTCCCTGTCGCAGCATTGTTGGCCCGGGCAGTACCCGTAGCAGCCAGAGCTGCTGTCCTCGTGTTGGCTTGGCCATTGGCCAGCTGCTGCTTCTGGACTGCCAGGGCCGAAGCCCGGGCAGCCGTAGCGTACGCGTTCCTGACGGATGTCGCCAGCCGATCCTTGATGATCTGCTTGGACTCGGCCTCGGCATTGGACCTGTTCTGCCAATCCTCGGCAGCCTGGGCCTGCTTGGCCTGCTTCCGACTGCCCAAGATCGACGTGGCCGCTGACGCCGCAAAGGCGGCTGCCATCCACCATACCATTACTGTCTCCTTGGATACAGAGGTGTGTACTGCAGTGCGTAAGTCACACCGGTGATGTTCATCCGGTACCCGGAGACGGCGTCCAGGGTGACGTAGTGGTCATTGGCCTTGGCCCTGACTATCAGCTGGCAGTACGCTTTGGGGACAACCCAAGACCGCCCAAGCTGCAGCCGGCCATTGGTGAACCGACGAGGCTTCAGGACAACGTGCCTTGGAGGTGGGGCTTCCCGTCGATGCCCCCACTGCCCGTAGTTTATGAAGGCCCATGTGTCATACGCATCGTTCATCCCTATGTCGTACCGAAGCACGGTGCTGTCACGCAAGGGAACAGGCCGCCCATCCGATCCTGTCACGGTCACCTCCGGCAGAGTCACCCTAGAGGTGAAGGTGAAGCCAGCCGCCGCTACGGTACCAATAGAAGGCTGCCCGACAATCTCAGAGCCGTACATGGGGTCGGTCGGCTCAGCGTAGAAGTACACCTGGTCACCTGATGGTGAACTCGGGGCACTCGTGTTGGTGATGACCCACCAGCGACCATCCCAGTGCACCTTCTTCCAGTGATCCAGGTGGAACGCCACGGTATCCCCCCGAGGATCAAGAGTACCGTAGAACAGCCTGTTACCCTCAGCCTGTACCAGGAAGAGCGTAGGCCCAACCCAGAAGGCATCGACGATGGTGTGCTTGAACACCCACTTGTGCCAGGCAGACTGCATACGCTCCTGCCCGTCGAAGGCGTACTCGTACACATACAGCTCGGTGTAGTCGCTGTCCGTGGCCAGCACGGCCATCGGGGCATTCGCTGATGCCCTGAAGAACCTGGCCCTGCCCTTGAAGTAGCGAGGCAGGTGAGGCGTGCTGTCGAAGATTTGGTACTCACCCTCCACCTGCGTGGCGGGGTTGATCTCCATGACTCCGGTGTACCCACCAGGCAGGTCTCGGCAGAACATCAGAGTCGGCCCCACGACCTGTGGTGGCACTCTGGAGTTCGAGCCGTACTGGTCGATCCCCTGCACCGTGGCGGTCCTCGGGGTAAGCACACGGTTGGCGCCCGGCATGTAAGCCTGGTGCTGGGAGCTGAACAGTAGTACGTCCTTGCGGTACTGGATGGCCTGGGTGTACGTAGCAGCGCTCTGTGAGCTTGTCGCCACCTCGATTGGGTCAGAGTCCAGCAGCTCAGTCACCGTGGTCCTGAACCACACGTCGGGCTTCCCAGAGGCACTCAGGGCCACCTTTGAGCCGGACAGGATACCCAGACGGCCCTGGTAACCGAAGATACCGGAGATGCCCTGGGTCATCCAGGCGAACTCTGGGTTGGAGTTGTCATCCCCAGCCTGACGGCCCGGGAAGAAGCTCGGGGCATTGTGGTACCACCGAGTACCATCCCACCAGACGGCCACGGGGGTGTTGTTGATCTTTGTGATGCTGTTCGGGGCGGCTGTCTCCAGCCAAGCCTTACGGTTCTCATCCCACCGGAAGTACGGGGCAGAGTCACCAGAACCCACCCGGAACACGGCTGAGTTCAGCAGCCAGTGGTTCACACCCGGGAGCATTCCGGAGTTCAGCACATGGCCTGTGCCCGAGGTCACGATCCAGGTGGCCCCCGTTGTGGAAGTCACCGATGTGATTTGGTCTGTGCCTGCCCCCCGATTGGCCCGGAAGGCGATGTACCCACCCTCGTTGGCGATGTGGATCATCTCTGACACCTTCTTGCCATTCCAGGGGCCAGAGTTGATGACGATGTTCTGGAGGTTCGTCACCAGCTGGTGGGCGACGTACTCAGGGGTCGCCTTCTCAGCATCCCCAGGCTGAGAACCGTCAGGGGTCTTGTACTCGGCCCATACCGAGCGTCCGGCGGACGGCCCGGCGAAGGACACCTGCAGCTGGAACGTCTTTCCGAAAGCCCCGGATGACACGTAGGCAAAGCCAGACTCGCGCAGAGCCTGCGTGGTTGTGTTCCGCTCGACGGTGGGCTTCTTCTCAAGGTTGGCCACGTACAGGCGATCCCCGACGATGGCCGTCTGTATGTAGTACCGGCTGGAAGCCTTGAAGTAGTCGTGCACGCCCCACTGGGTGATAACAGCACCGTTCGTTGGGTTACAAAGGAACAGCTTACCCGCGTGAGTGTTGACCCCAACCACGACCTGGGTGCCCGACACTTCAACCACCTGGTGAAACAAGCTGTCGTTCGTGAAGCCACCAGCAGGCACATGGTCCGCAGTAGACCTGACCCCAGGACGCCGACGCAGGCCGGTGACCGGATCGCACAACATGTTGACGAGGTTTGGCACCTGCCCAGGCTTGTGGAACTGAGGGTCTTGCTGTGTTACCCCCTGCCACAGCGGGGGCATGCTATCCTCTAAATACATAGTTGGATCCGTTGAATTCCAGGATGTCACCGCCGCAGGAGAAAGCCCGGTGGGACGTCAGTCTGTACTGCTTCGAGCGAGCATGGTCGAGATGCATCTGAGGCTCCAGCTGCTGCACCTTGGACAGGCAGAACTGGGTCTGAGCAGACTGGTCACCGAACCTCTGGGTGCACATGTCCGCAGCCACGGACCACAGCACCCACTGCTGGGCCAGAACCGGAAGCTCTTCCCAGTTCATGTCCATCGTGACCCATCCGGTGATCTTGTCCGGCATGTCACGATGACGGATGCTGCCCCAGTGGGGATCAACCAGGTACTGCCCACCACGTGACAGGACGCCCTTGACAGGCGTAGTTGGCTCGAAGGCCAGCGCTTGGGGACCGAGGTTGTACCCCTGGGACACCAAGTCCTTTGGCACCTCGATCTGAAACTTGTTGAAGTACCAGCCCTGCTGCAGAAGCTGCTCCCGGTACATCTCGAACAGTGGCAGGACAGTAGGTACTGAAGAGTTTGACTCGTCCAATGAGGCCACGGAGTCCTCACCGAGTCTGTTGAGAACGGTGTTAACCGCTACCAGGAAGTCCATAGTAGTCTCATTGGAAGAGCCCCTGCCCCGAAGGGCAGGGACGGGTTAGCCTACATCAGGCTGCTGGACGCAAGACTTGCACCGAACCGCCGTTCTTGTGACCCACGTTGAACATCCGGATGGTGGTCATCAGGGTGTGCAGCTGGGACGGGAACGTCTCAGTGAAGCCATACAGCTCTTTGGCCGTCGGGGTGATCAGCACCTTGCGCGGGTCGAAGATCACAATCTGGCCACGAGCCTCGTCCGCCGACAGGTTGAACTGCGCACCCATCGGGCTGCTGGCAACAGCACCGGTCGGGAACAGGTTCGTCTCGTAGACAGGGATGCCGTTCAGGTGCACCAGCTTACGCCGGGCAGCGTCGTTTACCGCACCCGTGGCTTGCCACAGGGCGTTCTGACCATCCCAGTACGAGGACAGCACGTGATAGATGTCCGGGGACACCAGCGTAATCAGGCCCGAACGATCGATGTCGTTCTTCGTCAGACGCAGGATGGCCTCGCTGTGCTGATCCGCGATCATCTTAGCCTTGGCTTCACGAGTAGTCAGGGCGTTGTAGCCGTTCATGTTCGTGGCCTGGCCCACCGGGAAGCGGGTGGTCAGCGAAGCCGGGGGAGCCCAGCTCGGGGCCTTGATCAGCATCCGCATGTGCAGGGTGTCATACTCCTTGGCCTGGGCATGCCCAGCCTCGGCAGCGTACTCCACCGAGAAGGACGGAGCCGTCCAGTCATCGAAGAAGTCAGTCTGGACCTGCGTGTAAACCGCACGGTCCACCTTCATGATGACCTTCTCGTTCACGATTCGCTTCGGTTCGAGCAGCTCACCGTACTGACGGACACCAGTCGTGGTTCCGCCGATCATCCGGTGACCAATCGTGTTCGTGTCACCCTCGGTGTACTTCACCTGGGTCCACTTGTTCTGCGTGAACTGTGAGTTCTGACGAACCCCGTGTTCGATCAGCGCTTCCAGCATTTCGTTGTGCACATCGACCGACGCGTTTGCGCCAGCCCAGTGAGCACGGGAGTTTGCGTCTTGGTTCGAGTAGAATGCCATGGTTATCGGCTCCTTTGTTCCGAGAGTTTACCGTAATGGCGGGCTTCGTACACTTCCTTGAACTGGGCGTTCAGGTCGGACGATTTGGGGTTGATGCTCGTGATGAACTCGCTGGCCTGTTCCCGACTGAGCCCACCGGTCTTGCGGGGCACAGCCTGGTCCTTGGCCTTGATGATGATGTATGCCATGTCAGTGCCTGTTGATGTCACGCGACGCCAGGTTGCCCGGGCGACCCTGGGCCTTGCCACGTACCCGCTGGGCCAGGATGGTCTTCAGCAGCTGCTCACTGTCCTCGTTGAAGTCGAAGGCGTCCAGCTTACCCTCATTCAGGGCCTTGTGCAGTGCTTCCTTCATCTCGGCGTACGACGTACCCGCGCCACCTGCACCGCCACCACCTGCTGGTACCGGGTTCACATTGACTGGGGTGGTCTTGCCAGTCCCATCCGGCACCAGGCCGGCCATCTGGACGAAATCGAACATGATCTGAGCTGCCTGCTCGGCTCCCTTGACTGTCTTCTTGTCGAAGAGTTGTTGGACCTGGTCCTGGATGGACTTCGGTGCGTGCTGGGTGAACTGCTGATGGTACGATTGATACGCCTCCTGGCCACCGAACTTGTTCAGGATGCCGTTGACGGTCCCCTCGTAGTGCTTGCCTACGCTGTCGATGATCTGGGTGATGATCCCCTTCACAGCCGCACTACGGCCCGGAAGGAGCCGGTTCAGCGTGTGCTCATTAATCCGGCTGGGGTCCAGGTAGTCCAGAGCGTCGCCCATGATCTCATCCAGGTTCACACCCGGGGTCATGGCCACGAGGGACTGCAGCAGGGAGCTGGTCAGTGGATCAACGTCCCTGGTCGAGTATCCAGCGATCTTGCCAGGTACTTCAAGCTTACCGAGAGCTTCCCGTTGCGGTTCAGCCGCAGGCTGGGGTGCAGCAGGCTGAGACTCTGCAACCGGAGCAACGTCTGGGCTCTCCGGAACGCTGCTTGTCTCCGGAGCTGTGTCGAGTTCGAGGTCTTCATTGGACATAGAGGTTTCCAAACGTAGAAACAGCATGAGCCGGCAGGCCGGCAAGGTTGACGGTCAGGGACGAATCCTGGTTATCCCAGTTCGGCGCTGCCCCCGTGTTCACGTAGGTACGCATAGCAAAGGCCCCAGAAGGGCTCACACGCTCTTCGTACCCGAGGTAAGGTGATTGCACCACCTCGGGTTCCGAAGCGCTCTGCGGGGCCTCTACGGGGCTCTGAAGGGCACTAGCAATGGCTTGCACGCCCTGCAGGATCGCGGAGACCTGATCTTGAGTAAGAGTTACGCTCATTGTCCTAAGACTTGTCCAAGTGCTGCGGCTTGATCCACCGCGGTTGAGGCTTCAAGCTGGGCTGCCTGGGCCTGTTGCTGCGCTGCCGCGGCCTCTTCGTTGGCACGCTGCTCTTCAGGTGTGTACATGATGAGGCTGGGCGGAATGGACTTCCCGCGCAGGATCACATCAACCACTCGCTTAGAATCCACACGAGCGTCAAGCTGAGCGACAGGTATAGCCGCTGCAATCTGCTGCGTTGCTTCGAGAAGCGAATCGACTTCAGTGCTGGCGCCAAGGGCAGGACTCCCAGTTACGACGGATGCTTGAATGTTCCCCGAGATGACATGTACTTCGAAAGCCTTGTCTACTTCCGATACCAGAAGGTATGCCAGGGGTTCCTGTACTTCCGATGCCAAGGTGCTGTACACGCCACCGAGCAGCTGTCCGGCTTCCCGGTCATCCCGCTGAAGCTCGTAGGCGGTCACACGGTCCGCCGCTCGAACCTCGCCGGTGTACATGAACGGCTTCTGGAGTCGTATCAGGGCCTGTTGGACCAGGTCCATGACCACCGACAGCTTCTGCCCACCAGGCAGCTCCACAGGAGCGACCATGTTTGGAGCACCGGACAGGACCGACCCATCCACGGACTTGGCAAGGTCATCGATCCGGGTGCCCGAGGCGGGGTCAGCAAACCACCGGACCTCCAGCATCTTCAGCGCGTACGACAGCTGGGCAGCCGACAGCTCGGCCAGCATCTGGAAGTCGGGACCATAGTGCTCGACGTAGCCGCGGCCGTAGTGCTCGCCAGGAATCAGGTTGCACACCGGGAAGAACCATGGGCAGGTCTTTTCCGGGTACCACTCTGACGGCTTGTACTGCACCGAGTCCACCCAGTAGGAGACCCTGTAGCCAGCCTGCTTGGGCTTCCACTCCAGGTCAACCCACTGGTACATGTCCACCTTCGATCGGTCGTTGTAGGACTTCCCAGTGCCGGCCAGGGCCTCTTTGATGTCCGGGGGCAGGGCCTTGTAGAAGTTCTGCTCCTTGACCACGGCCTGGATGACTCGACCGATGTTGTCCCGCTGGACCACGAAGTTCCCCATCCCCAGCACCCGAAGCGTGTTCGCCTTCTGATCCCTGTGGATGGCGCAGTTCCCTGCAATGATGAGGTGGGACAGGGCCAGCATCATCCTGGCCCGTCCCTGGTTGGCATCAAGACGTCTCTTGGCTGCCCTCGCCAACTCCACCAGCCTGTCCTCAGCCTCAGCCTGCGATATCAGGCCATCATCTTGAATCCGCTTGATCATCTCCGGGGAGAATGAGAGCGAGAAGAAGGGCGTTTGGACGGGAAAGAGGAGATCGACGAGTTTGGCTACGAGGTTGTTCACCAGCGTAGCTCCGATGCTGGGAGCACACGTGCGTGTAGACTCCCGCGTCCCGACCTCTACCTGGCGGGGTACGAGGGACGGGATGGTAAACTTGGCGTATGTTCTGGCCGCCTGCAGCGCAGCGCCATCCTGCAGCTCGGTGAAGGCGGCATCTGGGGTGAGGTACGTGCCAGACATGGTTCAGAATCCGAGTGAAGACCAGACGCCTTGCAGACCCCGTTTACGGCGGGGATCGGACGTGCCGGCACTGGTCACAGCGGCATCACCGCCTGGGACCACCTGGGACACGTTCTGGTTCTGGAGGTTCTGGGAGAAGTTCCGCTGGAGGTTCGTGGCAGCGGCCTGCGCCGCAGCGATGGCGTTGTTGGCCGCGATCTGAGACTGCTCGACAGGCGAGGGTCCGTTGTTGGCAGCCGCCGTGGTAGCGTCAGGGACTTGCGGCTTGGCCATGCCCGTGAGCTGGTCGGTCACGCCAGACAGTCCGAGGGGCTTGGCAACCGCGTGCAGGGGCTTCCGAATGAGTTTGCTCTTCATGAGGGTACCTTCATGTGTTTGGTCACACACCCAGACCCATCATGGAGCATGTGTGTGTAGCAGTAGTAAGGACGCTGGGCATCCCGGGACAGTCGCTGAACGAACCGGTGGACGTACCGCTGGAAGCGTGTGTCCACAGCGTCAGTACGGTTGAAGTTTGCAAGGACACTGAAGCAGTGCCCCACGTGGGCATCGATGTCTTTGGTCACGATAGCCATGGACGTGACTTCCTCAGTCTTGTCATCCACAGCCACAAGCACCCATTGGTCACAGTCTTCCAGCAGGAGTGCTTCGAGGTACTGGCAGTGTTCGTCATCGGTCCATGACTCTGCCCACCTCGGGTACCGGCTTCTCGCCTCAGTCAGTAGGTTGCAGGCTATCCCTGTCAGGGTCAGCCATTCGGGGGAGTTGTAGTGGTAGTTCAGGTTCATCGGGAGTTTGTCCTCTTCCTACTACTGGGCACCCAGTTTGGCCTGATCCTTGGCCGGGATGGACATCCGCCCATGCTCCTGTTCCACAATACGAAATCTTCAATGGAATCAGGCACTTAGCTCGGTTACGACTGGTTACAAAGTGTGCGAGCTCTGAGCAAGACACCATTTTTGACAGAAAAAACCCCTTAAAATCAAGCACTTAGCGCTTGTCTTCAGACCCCTCTATATATATATATAAAACGCGCCCCCTTCCTTCCCCGTACCAGAACCCGCTCAGTCTATCCTTTCCGCTGTGGTATATAACAAGACAAACACTATCCTTGTGTATGCCTACAAGAGCATAGCCACAATGCTAGTACAGTCCTGGCACAACACCGTACAGAAGAGAACAACACTGATGAGCACCTGATAGGTGATCTATCCTTACTCCATGGCTATGTCTTAACCGTCCACAAGGACAGTACCACACTGTACAAGCACCCTATGGGTACTCTTCAATCCAGAACCCGGGATTGGGTCTGATAGAGAAGGACAGCAGGTCAACACCAGGAAGCACCGGGTCTGAACCGGTACAACAGCATACATCATCAACACATACACCACGTGCGGATAAGGTGAGCTATCGCTGGGACTGGGCCTAAGACCGGTATGGGGGCCGAACGGTCAAAGGCGGGGAGGATCAGGGGGGCGAACCCCTGCCCAACGCGTCTGGCGTCGAAACGCTACAACGTTGAACAGTTCCGAGTGGATTTCTTCTCCTACTACTGGGCACCTACTTGTGGCTGTGAAGCCACAGGTTGATGATCAGTGAAGGATTGGAATCGGATTTCTTCTCCTACTAGTGGGCACCCAGTTTGTCCCTGGTCTACAAACGACAAAGGCCCACCCAGGGCCTGAACCCCGGATGGGCCTTGTGTCAGCAGAAGAAGAACTCCGAATCAAGGACTTGGCCAAGATCGAAGCCGCCCTGCTCTGGTGGGTCTTCGTAGTCTGGGTTCAGCTGGTCCCGAAGCTGGCGCAGGAAGTCGCCGGAGTACATCTGGATGAACTCCTCCCGCAGTACCCGGTGCATGTAGTCCATGGCACCCGCATGGGTATAGAAGCAGTCATGGACGCCCATGAAGCTCAGGCCCTGCTCGATCATCCGGTGGATCGTCAGCACCTGGTGGCTGGCATCCAGGCTGTGGATGACGTTGGGGGCCATGGCCATCTCGGTGCCATGGGGATCGGTCTCGTCCACAGCCCCTTGGACCACCACCTTAAACAGCTCCTGTCGGGCATACAGCCTCAGCTGCTCCGCTTTGTCCTTCCGGACATCCTGGTAGACCATGAAGCCTGACGGTGTGGTCCAGCTGGTGGGCTTGTCACCGCAGGACTTCACCAGCCCCTTCAGCCAGTCCATGGCCCGTGCTGCACCAGGGAACTTCGACTCAACCCCACGGAACAGGTAACGGCCCAGGAACAGACTGTCCCGGAAACCTTCACCCTTCATCCGGAACTGCCCGCCGGTCTTCTTGAACTCTTCGACCAGCTCGTTGAAGACGTGTTCCCCGGCTGACCGTGTGGTCGCCGAGTACGAGTAGGTCATCACAGGCTTCTTCGCCATGCTCCGTGTGATGTCCCGCCCAAGCCACCACGTGGCAGTGGCCCTACGCGCCTCGTATAGGTCTTTAGAGACGATTTCTCCGCTGGGTAGGGCGATGCCACCAGTGCCATCGTCCGAACGCTCTACGGGGCTGTAATCGGCTTCTAGAGCACGTACGGCCCAGTCTCGGACTCCTGTGTAGATGTCGGCCTTGTTCCCAAGTCCGTCACCGTTGTCCAGGTTGACCATAGGCCCCCCGTGCTCGTCGAGGAGCAGGGCTGAGTAGTGCTGCAAGCCACTGCAGGTGGCATCGCCGCCACAGGGGACTCCACAGAGGTAGCTTTCGGGGTCTCCGGAGCGGTAGGCTTCCCGGAGTTCCCAAGCCGCAGAGAACATTTGCCAAGGCGCATCCCCGAAAACTTCGGGAGCATCGGCTGGGCAATCAAGAGCCCGCTCAATGTCGTTCCAGTGCTCATCTGTCCACCTTGCCCGGTCATCGTTCCGGGCCTTGTCGTATCCGTAGCTGTTGGCGATGTGCACCTTCAGCCAGTACACCCCGCGTTTACCCAGGGGCTTCTTCTCCCAGAAGTGGATGGCGCCTTTGGCCATGTCCGTGCCCTGTGGATTGGGGATGCCTCTGTAGTACATCCGACCCCGGTAGTCCAGGTACATCGGGAACCAGATCGGCTTACCGATGTCCCGGGTGGCCTGGATAAGTCCGCCTACCTCACGAACACGCTGCAGCCATTCGGCGTGTTGGACATGCCATTTAGCCTTCTTGACCTTCCATTCATGGAAAAGCGCATTCGCTTCCTCCGTATCCGGCCGCTGAGCCCCTTCCCAGGGCCATGGTGGCTCGATAGGGGGTCGGGTAAGGGGAACACCCAGGGTACCACCTCCAGCGTCCCAGAGGGCCGTTATGGCCTTCCTGGTGGGTTCGTGGATTGTGAAGGGAGTAGACTGCAAGTAGTTCACTGCAGCGAACACCTTGGGCATCCGTTGAGCTGACCAGTTCTGGTCCCACTCCTCACGCAGACTCTTACGGACACTGTGGAGCTTCAGCAGAGGTGCTTGTGCCTTCCGGGTCGGGGTCAGGTACCCACCATCCATGCTGTCCGTCCACGGGTCAGGCGGTGCCAGCATCCGGCTCTCCTGGCGGTTCCAGACGCGATCCAGATCGCTGTCGAGGTAATCCCCCAGGAACTGCAGAACATCGCCTTCCAGGGCCACTCTCGTGGCTTTGCGGGGGTATTTCAGGGTACGCAGGAGACCACAGCTGTCCATGGCCACGTAGCACCAGAACCCCAGCTGTGCCAGCTCCTTCGAGGATCGGCTGGAGAGCATCGAGCCCAGCTTCTTCTGGGCATCCTTCATCACCATGTTCCTACCGACACGGGACTGCTCTGCAGAGTCCTCGAAGTCGAGGGGGAACGCTTCACGGTACAGGCCGACGTTCTCCTCGTCCTGGATGTTCCGGCCAGTCCTGACCAGGTACCCAGCCAGGGTATGGCTACCACCGTGGGGGACGGTGACTTCCAGAAGGGTGGTCATGGCGATGGCAGCCACTTCCGATAGGCCGATACGCTCGTACAGACGGTACCGCCAGTCCCGACGGCCGATGTCCTGGAACACCACCTTCAAGGCTTCCAGCACCGTGCTGTGGTGCACGGCCAGCCAGACACGGGCAGCGCCGTAGTCCGACCGGCCAGCATCCATGTCGGTGCTGAGCTTCTCCAATGCCTTCGTGCGGGCGTCGTGGTCGGTTGTGATCTCACGAACCCGCTCTGCTGCTCGCAGTTCTTCGAAGTTCATCACTCGATCCTGTAGTCTTGCTTGACTTCCCGGTAGATGCGGTCCAGCTTAGCCTTGACCACATCCCAGTGGTCAGACCCAGCCCACAGCTCAGCGAATGCCTGCTTCCGCCTGTGGTACCGTTCCTTCATGAGCCCGATTGCACCAGTCTCAGCGCACACGGCAAGCTCATCATAGAAGATGTCTTCCCACTTGCGATCATACGATGCGGACATAACCAGTATCCTCTTTGTTGCTTGCAATGGAACGATTACCGCGCAGAATGCCTTGGCATCCCATGCAGCGGTACTGTCTGTAGCTGTTGACCTGCATGTGCACATCGCCAGGGATGCGTTGAACCTGCTGGCCACCGCAGTGGGGGCAACGCTTCGGGTCGGCGTAAAACTTGGACAGGTCCACACCGGGGTAACCCCAGCCACGAATCTTCTTGTACACTTCAGCCGTGGCCACGACGTCCTGCTTGTTGTACGTCTCCATCTCCTTCCAGGCTTCGATGTTGCCTTGAAGGCACTCACGCCACAGCTCGATGCCCGGAAACTTCCCATGGCCTTCCTTGTGGCTGTGGCCGTAAATCTTGGAGATGTGCTCCAGCTTGTGGCTGTCCGGCATGCTGTAGGTCCGGGACAGGCGCTGTGCGTCGCAGTGCTGGTAGTTGCTGGGCCGGCCCAGGCCATGGGCAATGCACCGGTAGTGAATCTTCCGGACATCAAACTTCTTGCCGTTGATCGTCACCAGGACATCGCAGGTGTCAAGCAGGGTGTACAGCTGCTCGACCAGCTCCTTGTCGTCGTATGGGTCACGATCCCGCAGGTCTTGGTAGAACGGCTTGCCATCGTGCAGCCACATGCCACAGTAGCTGATGATGCCAGAGTGCTGAAGCACATGCTTCAGTGACAGGGACTGGTCATACATCCCGAACGTCATGCCCAGCATCGGGCTCGTCTCGATGTCCAGCACCAGAATCTTCGGCCCGTCTTGCACGACGCTGGGCCAGAAGTTTTCGGGCACGGGAAGCTGCCGAGTTTTGGCGAGTGCGCGTCTTGCGTGCTGAACGGCCTTCATTGTCTTTGTCCTCGTGATACGGGTAGATGAACTTCTGGTGTGGTCTGTCGTAGTAGGCCAACAGCTGCGTTAGCCACTTGATGATGCTCGGGTAGTCGGTGGCCTTGGCGCCCCACTGAGCAGCGGCGTTGGCCACCTTGCCTTCGGCAGCGTTGCAGGACCGGTGCAGAAGACCACGGATCCACCCGGAATCGTGGTCATGGTCCAACACACCTTCGCCTTTCACCGACAGGTCAATGGGTTTCTGGCAGATGGCACACAGCTTACCCTGCTCGATCCATAGCTTGCGCTGGAACGATTCCATCTGGCTTCTGGGCAGCTTGATACGCCTCTGCGGAGTCTCGTCTGTCACAGATAAGTCTCCGGGAACATGGTCAGGTAAGCCTCGGTGGCCTCTTCAACGGAGTCGCCCGCATTGATGCGTGCCGTGCACCACTCCAACATAAACTCTATCTCCCACTTCTTGTTGTTACGACGCCGCATCGTGGGGCTCTCCGGCTCTGCAGTCTTCGAGGTATCGTTTGAGTTCTGGGGGAAGGTCGAGTCCATTCAGGTACTCCAAAACGTTGTCATCGGGATGTCTGAGAAGGTACAGCAGCTGGGCTTCGGGCAGTGGGTCTTGGCCAATCTCCCGGTAGCACTCCAGCACGATCCGTGCAGCATCAGCCTCATTGGCCTCTTCCAGCAGCTTGAAAGCCTTTGCAGGTCCACAAGCACGAGTCTTGCCAGGTGCCGGGGCAAGACCCTGGATGTTGTCAGCCGCGTCGCCCATGAGCATCTGCGCCCAGAAGAACACCATCCCACGGCCTATCAGCTTCCATGCCCCTGCAGATGTCCTCACCAGCTTCAGCCACCCAGGCCCTGCACCATTGTCTATCTCGAAGGTGCTCATGTCCAGGTAGGGGCCACGGACCTGACGCAGGTCTTTGTCCACAGAGGCCACCAAACCCTGCTGCCCGAGACGCTCCGAATCCATGACGATCGCATCATCCGCCTCGACATCATGGTGCAGGTGGTACGACACAGCAGTGGATGCCGTTTGCAGGCCCGTAATGGCCTCTCTAAGCGGCTCTAGCAAGGGGGGCTTTGGCTTCCCCTTACGGTGGGCCTGATAGGGCTTGTAGGCCCGGATTTCAAGCCTGCCTGCCTTCTTGCTGTCTTTGGCAGTCAGGTGTACTCGGGCACTGGTGCAGCCAGTCATTCGCATCAGACTGGCCACCGCCGACTGGATGTGCAGGATTCCGGCCTCAATGGTATCGACGGTGTAGGCTGCGTCGTAGCACAGCCCATCACCATCGAGGATCAAGACCCGGCCTGGCACCTGGTCCGGGACGATACCCGGACCTTCGTACTCGGCGATCTGCTTGAGCAGGTCACTCTTCGTCATCTTCAGGCACAGCCAGAACGCGTTTCGGAACCTTCGGTAGCGCCGAGGCGGCCTTCTTCACCACAGCGGCCTTCACTTCCTCTTCCTCGTGCTGAATCATCTCGGCTTCAGCATCCACACCTTCCGGCAGGGCAAGGCGGGGGGCATCGCCAGCAGCCTTCTGTGCTTTCCTGGCAGCAGCGGCAGCGGCCTCAGCCTGTACCTTCTCAAGGATGCCTGCCTGCTTCAGCATGTGCTCAGCAGGTGAGCCTTCGAAGTTCACCGCCCCGAGAATCAGCCGTTGCGAGTACGACAGAACCGGACCTTCCTTAGTGCTGTTGTACAGCGATTCCCACTGCTCGATGCTGGGCTTCTGCCAGCTGAAGTACCGGATGTTCACCATCTCGGGAACATCGTACGGCTCGTCGGTGATCGGGTTGATGGCCGGGCCGACCTCGTCCAGTCGGAACTGACCGGCTTTGGGGTCCTTGTCGGACTGCAGGAAGTTCGCGATGTACGGGTTGCCGATCAGTTCCGGGAAAGCCTTCTGGTCATCGTTGCGCAGCTTGCTGAATGCCTTGAAGGCAGTGGACTTGGCGCCGGTGCTGATCTTCAGCATGAAGGTCCGCTCTTCCTTCGGAGAGCCGTCGGCGTTGACAAACTGTGCCGGGTCCGCCTTCTTGGACAGCGGAAACACCTCGAACGTCCAGACGAACTGGTTGTCCACCGGCTTCTGCTGTTTGGTGTTGAAGTCCTGGCGCATCTGGGTGCCCAGCTCGATGTACCCGTTGCAACGTACGAAGGCCCGTCCCGGGGGAACGCTGAAGTTACCACCTTCGTTCTGGGCGGCAACGGTTTGGTCAACGCCTTCGGTGTTGGCGGCCAGTTGGGCGAGCAGTGCTTTGTTCAGTGCCATTGTCGTGTCCTTACAGGGTTACGTGATGTTTCTCAAACAGGTTTGCCCCGGCCTCTGCTTCGGTCGGGAACGGAACGGGCAGGTCGTACCCGTATGCCTTCATGAACTCCGGGATGGATTCCATGATCGGCTTCACTACTTTTACCACAGGTGTGACCAGCCGGTCAAGCGTGTCGAAGTACAGGGCGTCGTGCACCTGATTGACCGCATACACCAGATTCCGCCATTTCTTGCGGGCCAGGATGGCCCACATCACTTCCCCGGCCATGGCTTGGACGAAGAAGCTGCCTTCCCCTTGGATCGGGAAGTTCCGCATGTGTGGCGTGTGGAACTGCATCTGAACGGTCTTGGCGCCGTTGATCCACACGTCCTTGGGTCGCTTCTCGAAGGTGTACACCGTGCCACCAGGGCTGGTCCATGTTCCCCAGAACACAGCGCGTTCCCCATCGTCGTAGGCCAGCTTCACGGTGTGTGAAGTGCCTTCGATCTCCGGGTACACCTTCCGCTCATACCAGCGCTCAACCCCGGGGAACAGCCGCCGTTCATTGTCGATGAACTCCTGGGCTTCTTCCACCGTGCATCCGAGGTTGAACGCCATGCCGTAGGCAGTGCCACCGTACTGGTACTGGAAGGCTTTGGGCTTCGTTAGGGTCCGGAGCTTTTTGTACTCAGCGTGCTGAGGGTCGTTCTCGTCCTTGCACTTCCTGAGCACGTCCTCGTACGGCTCTCCAAGGGATGACGCCAACCGCATACAGTGCATGTCGGTGCCCTTGATCAGGGCGTCCATCAGGTTCTTGTCCTTGCTGAACGCAGCCAGGACCACCACCTCCAGCGCCGAGTAGTCGATCTCGATCATCCGACCGCGGGGTTCGCCAGCCTCCAGCCCATCCAAGCAATACTGGTAGACCTCATCACCAATATCGTGCCTGTGCTTGTCCAGCCACAGCCTGTCGTTGAACCGGCTGGTGAACAGCAGCTTCACCCTGGCCGTGTCTCCACGCGGTACGTTAGTGAGATTCGGTTTCGTTCCGGACAGGCGCCCAGTCTTCACCGATGTCGTGTTCAGTTCGTGGTGTACGATGTTGTCGTGTGGGTCTACGTAGGTGAGCATGCCGACCTGCTCGCCTTGCCCATTGGTCCTCATGTAGTACGTGCCAAGCTCCTTGTCAAGCTCGGAGAGGCGGACCATGGCCTTCGCCACAGGCTTCCATTCCTCTGGCATGCTTGGCTGTTCGGCCCATGCCTCGATGAACTCCCTGCCAGTCGGGTACACCTTGGACCCATCGGCATGGGTCATGGTGGTCTCGTAGTTCTCCAAACGTTCACGGAAGGCGGCAGTCAGATGGTCCCACGGGATGATACCCGGCAGTTCGTACTCGGCTTCAAGCCATCGCAGCTTCTCCTCATCGGTATCGACACGGAACACCTTAGGCGCCCCTTTGTTCACCCCACTGGCCCATGTGACTGCGCCTTCTGGCACCGGGCCATCGGCGGGGTAATACTTCCCGTCTGCGCCCTTGTACATGTCCGCCTTGACGTACTTCGGTGGGTCATACGAGCCTCGATACCGAGCCTTGTAGTACCCACCATACAGCAGCGCAGGCTTCGTGCTGATCGTCACCTTGAAGTCCAGGCCAGGCAGGGCCGGTGCCCGGGTCTTCAGGGACTCATGCACGAACTTGTCCAGCTCTTCGTACTCGGCTTCACGCTCAGCAAGGTGCTCTGCTGCCAACGTCATGTCGATGTGCATGCCGTTGTATGTCGCCAGGGTATTGAACAGGTACCCACCCATTCGCAGCATGAACATGTCCCACATGCCCTTGGCCTGCAGGGCCTGCACCTGACCCCAGAAGACCTTCCGGGTGTTCTCGATGTCCCCTGAGGGGCCGAGCAGGTACTCGTCGAACAGTATCCGCTTCTCGATCTGGCTGGTCTTGACGCCTTGATTCCACAGCGCCTTGACAACATCCACCTTCGCAGTACCGCCGTACCTGGGGGCAGTTGTGTTCAGGCCGGGGTACAGCTCCGTCATGCCGCCAAGGATGAACTCTGCAGTCTGGGTGTCGAACAGCCGCCCGCCCCGGTGCAGGAACCACCACATGGCCTTGGGCTGGCGGTGCAGAAGCCACTTCACATCGTACTGGAGGTTGTGGCCTACCAGCATGTCCACCTCATCGGGGATTGTCAGCCACTCCTCATCCGTTGGGCCGTCGAAGTAACGGCCCTCGATCGTGCCGTTGCCCAGCGCATCCTCGATGCACCATCCGGCAGCCACGATGTACAGTTCCGGGTTCCATGGGTTGGCGACAGGGTCCTTGGGGTTCCCCGTGGTCTCAGTCTCCAAGTCCAAGATCATCACAGCCATCAGTACCCCCTCTGCAGGATGATTTCCAGGCCGTTCCGCAGCGCCACATCCGGGGTGGGGGGCAGCGGCGCATCGAACGTCAGCTCGTACTTCTCACCGTTTATGGTCACCTTCAAGGTGTCGATGTCGAAGCTCCAGGCCCCGATCAGGTCTTCCTTGTGGTACAGCAGGCGATCGACGATCTCCAGCGCCACATTCTTCACCAGATCGTTCGCCGGCCTGTCCTTGTATCGGATGGCACCAGCGGCGTATATCTTGCCTTTGGGCTTGTACACACCTACGGTGACCAGAGCCGAGCCCACCTTGTACTCGGCATTGAGCTTGACGTTGAAGCGCTTGTCGCCGGTGGTAAGAAGGGATTCAATCGTGCGCGCAGGGATCATGACATCTCCACAAATTCACATTTGGTTGGATCAAACACAAGCTGACACTTCACATACCCAGGTGACCGAGGACGCTGCAGCTTGTTCTTCGGGGTACTCAGGCCGCGCAGCTCGGGGCTTTCCTGATCGAAGTTTCCCATCATAAGGATCAGGTCAACGGCGCCTTGTACACCAGTCTTGGACTCCTTCAGCGCAGACTGGGGCGGGTACAGCATGTTCGCACCTTCCTGGCTGATCTGGATCGTACCGATGCCCACGCAGTCATGGCGGGCCAGAATCTCCCGCCACAGTTCCCACACCCGCTCGGTCTCGGCATGGGCTGCCTGTCCGGGCACTCCGGTGTGGAAGTTCGACAGCATGTCGGCAACCACCACAGAAGGCTTCACAGCGTCGACTACGCGCTCGATCTGCCCCATGCTGGCCCCATGCATATCCTTGATCCGGATGAAGTCTGACGGGGTTCCTAGGGCCTTCTCGTAGGCTTCCTTCAGCTTACCGGCCTTGGACAGCTTCTGCAGATCGTCCATGGTCATGCCCAGCGCCGACTGGTACAGGCGAGGAATCAGGCGTCTGCCCTTGCCCTCGTTGTTCAGCCATAGTATGGGACGATCCGGACCAAACAGCTTGAACGCCTGACCTGCCCAGTCCGTGAGGATGGCTGCCACAAGGCTGGTCTTGCCACGGTCAGGACGTGCTGCGATGGCGATGCTGATCCCGCCCAGAACCCCTTGGATCGAGTGCCGAAGTGCTGGCCATCGCCTGAACTTAAGGCCCACATCCTGATCGGCCTCTTCCAGAAGCTCCTCGATCGGTGTGCGCTCGTAGTCAGTGGCCGATGCCATGCCGGCCAGCTTCATCGCATGCTGGGCAACGGCTTGAAGCTCGAAGGCCAGGTCGATCTCCTCTCCCTGGTCCCACTTCTCGATGATGCCCTGGGCTTGTGCTGCCAGACGCCTGGAGTACAGCACGTCGCTGACAGCGCTCAGCTCACCTTCGGTCGGGGGATTGTCTTCGAGCTGCTTGATCAGGGACAGCATCAGGGCTGCGCCATCGGGGTCTTTGTCCGCCTGCAGAGCGATCATCTCACGGATGGCCTGCAGGCTGACCTCTTCAGCACTGGGGTTACTCTTCAGGTAAGCCCGGTACCAGGCCATGATCGCCTGGGTCTCAACCATCCCGTCACCCTTAGGGATCGTCGGACCCAGCAGGTTCATCTTACCGCGATCTCGCAGAAGGTGCAGGATCGTCGTTTGCAATGACATGCTTGTACTCCTCGTTGATGTGGTCCATGGACATGTCCTTGGGGTCAGCGCCTTCAGGCACCCGGAACACACGGACGTCCAGGAACGGGGACACTTCCGCCGCGGTCCGTCGTACCGCCTGCCTTCCGGCATCGTCACCGTCGTAGGCCAGCACTACAGGGCACCCCAGCAACACCAGAACACGCTTGGCTTCGCGGTTCATCAGAACCCCATGGCTGCACAGCACGTTGGCCGTCTTGCCACACACGGCATACAGCTTGAAGGCCGACAGCAGGTCTTCGCAGACGATTGTGTAGTCATCGTTGGCCCGTGCCTTAAGCAGCGTGCTCGTGGTGCTGTGCAGCCACTTAGGCTGGCCATCAGGGGTGGTGGCCCTGCTGGCGAACTCACCAGTAACCGGGTTGATGAAGTACAGACGCCGTTGGCCGGGGCTGTACTTCAGCTTCCAGTCGAACAGCCATGACGGCTGCAGTCCGTACCGGTAAAGTCTGCTTGCGAGTACATCTTCCGGAACATCCGCCGTCAGGTCAACTGGAAGTTCACGGGGCTTTGGTGTGGCCACGGGCTTCGCCTGCCGTACTTCCTTCATCTGCTGGGCATACCACCCGCACCACATGCACAGTGCCGACCAGCGGTCAGGCTTGTTGTGCAGGATCAGGTTATCCTTGTTGCAGTGACCATGCCTGATCCACTTGTTGCGCCCGACAGGCAGTGCCTGCGCCTCTCGCAACCAGTTCATCAGCATTCCTCGATCGGGATGAAGCGGGGCTCGTTCTGGGCCGCGGGAACAGGCCAGGCCGTCTGGAACACGACGCCAGGGGCCGGGGGGCAGGAACGGCACGGGGCATCCCGGAAGAACTCCTCTTCAGGTACCCACTTACCCTTCTCGAACGAGTAGTACATGCTACGATAGATGTCTTTCAGTTGCATGGTCATTCTCCAAGGTCAAGTTCAGGCTGCACTTCAGCGATTTCAGCCAGCTTGTCAAGCAGCGCCAGGTAGTTCGACAGCATGTCGTACACCACCAGCTCCAGCAGTACACGGTCGAACTCGGCATTCATCCGGATGGTCCGGGTGATGATGTGGTCCTGGTCCGTGAAGGATACGTGCAGGGTACCGTGGTCATCGTCGTGGTCATAGGTGGTGTGCACAGACCAGCCGCACGCACCGTCCTTCAGACTGCAGCACACGTCGTGGTACTGGTACACGCCGTGCTCGTCCTCTACCGTCATCACGTTCGGCATCTTGTCAACGAATCGATCGGTCAGTTTAGACAGGTAGGCTTTGTGTTTCGTGAACATGTTCATATCCTCGTTTCAATCCACGCGTCCAACGATTGGGGGGCGTCTTCCGGGACTTAACCTCAAAGAACACCCTGGTAGGCGAGCTCAGCAAGGGCATCGTCCATGGTGGTCACAGGGTGACGTGGGGTCACCGTGAACTCCTCCAGGTACTTGCCGCCTTTGGTCAGGTACACATCGAGCGCGCCCATCATCTCTGGGAATATTTGCAGGCGCACACCGTTCGGGTACAGAAGGCCATCGGTAGATCGCTTAGCCTCGTGGCTGAAGTCGATCAGGTAGTGCCGTATCCTGAAGGCCCCAATGGGCGGGTCCCCCTTGGTGGCCCACAGGAACAGCTCCTCATCCGTGGGTTCCTGATCTACCAAATACGCCACCCTATTCCTGCCCGATGCACGGATGATGACGCCATCTTCCGGGAAGTACCGCACTGAGGTTGACTTACCGTGCTTCACCAGCTCTAACGATGTTCCCTTGTCGTAGTCTCGCATTTCTCATCCCCTCAATACGCCATACAACAGCCAGTGTGCCACCACGTTCACAGGCAGCGCACGTTCCTTGTCTGTCAGGTACACGCCATCTGTCAGCTTCAGATGGGCTCCTTCGTTCCGCAGTACGATGTACTCACGGGACTCGAAGGACGCGTACCCATACCCACGACGCTGCACCTTCCGTACCTGCCGGGCAACAGTTCCTTGGGGGACTTCCTTGAACACGTCAAATGAATGGGGAAGGGCTGCCTTCTTGCCAATCCCCATGCGCCCATGGGCACCGAACCCACACGCCGTGACGGACACGTCCCTGGCACTGAAGTTCGGCCAGCATGTCCATGTGATGCACACGGTGCCGTTGTGACTGATCCACTGGTGGGTGCCCGGGTGATGGTGCAGCTGACGGACATACTGCTTGATCCGCTGGTACAGGCTCTTACTCATCGCCTTCCCCAAGGGCACCTTTGCAGTACCCGATGATGTCCACCCAGTTATCACGGTAGTTGATATCACCGTTGATCATCCGGGACAGCTTCACGGCGATCATGTCCAGGCACATCTGCTGTACCGGGGACGCCTTCTCCGTGGTCAAAAGAGTCTTCAAGGCGTGGTACAGGGCGCCGTTCTGGGCGAATGTGCCGTACCGGGCGCCACGTTCAGCCAGAATGTCGCCCACTGTGTCCTTTGTTGATTTGGCCAGCAAGTCTTTAGCGGTGTCTCGCAGCTTTATAACCACACATTCTGGGGGCATGCCTTCGGTACCTTTCAAGTCGAACACAGACAGATGTGCTGCATCTGCGGAATAGATATCCGCCGGCCACTTTTCGGAAGTGTACGTGCGAACACAAGCCTCCATCACTCCTCTCCGCACAGTGCACACTCGCGTATTGCGCGCGTGAGGATACAAGCCCGTGATCCCGGCCCACCACTCGGCGACGCTGGGTTTGTTCAGGTATTCGTTCAGTGTCATGGCAGCTCCCGTTCTTCAAGTGCCTTGCATGCGCTTACGTAGATTTCCTCCCACGACGTATCGTTGGATTTCAAGCCACCCCACAGAGGCTTCACGAAGCCCATGTATTCAAGGTATATGGTCACGTGGTCGCCGTCTTCCCGTGTGGTGAGGGCATACCTCTCGGCACCAGGGATACCACCCCAGCGACCACCGCATGACGTGGCGTCAAGGAACCCCACCGGGAAGGGCAGTTCCCTGTACTTGTCCTCCAGGTACAGTGTGGCGTCCACATCGTCTGGCGCCAAGTCCGAGAACGTGTCGCAGAGCAGCTCGAAGTCAGCGTCAGCGTACCGCAGGTCATGCTCCACAGACGCTTTCAGGGCGTCTAGAATCGCGTCTTTCAGTTCGTCTTGCATCACTCACTCCTGTGTTCGTAGCAGAACGTTGCCTTGTACAGCTCTTCCATCATGTCATCCGACCACCAGTTCAGGTGATCGCCGTGCTTGAACTCAAGCATTGCCAGCACGGCTTCGGCCTTCTCATTGGGGTACCCACTGACTTCCCGAAGTGCAGGGGATCGGGAGTTCCGCAGGGCCTGCACCGCCTTGCACCCACCAACCGACTGGGGCTGTACGTACTTGCCCGGGTGCAGGTAGTGAAGGAACTGCTTCAGCGCAGGCTTGAGATACAGCCCCGTCTTCGCCAGAAGTGGGTATATCTGGTTCTGATCCCTGATCCAGAAGTACACCTCACCCTTGGCACCGGGGCCATGACGGAACAGCACATCGTTCACCCACTGGTGCAGCTCGGAGTACGTACCGGCCATGTCACCACGGTACGCCTCACCGTCGGCCCAGTACCAATACGCCACGATGCATTGGGTATCTGTAGACACCCGGACTCGCCGAATGTCCGGGTGCATCTTCACTTGGATCATACAGACCTTACTTCTCACAATCGCATTTCAGGGCCTTGGAGGCTTTCTTGACCCGGGTTGGGGCAACCACCTTGGCTTTCGGTTTGGAAGGCGCTACGGGCCTGTTAGGGGCCTTAGCGGGCGTGATTTCGTAGGCCACACACTCTTGAACACGAATCGTCGTCACCATCCGCTGAAGAGCACCGCCATGGGAGCCGCCGATGGAGCCGCCTTGGCCAGAACTACCGTTGGCGCCGAAGGCCATGGCACCCGACGTGGACACGGTCAAGACAGTGGTGGTCTCGTGCACCTTGTGGCCGATCAGCTGGGTCAGGCCGGGCATGACCTCGACACGGCGGTACGGCATGTCGAAGTCCGGGGCCATCCATTGGTTCTCGCCGAGCTTGACGTTGCTGTCCACGAACAGGCCGATGACGCGGCCGTTGACGTCAGTGGACATCACACGCTGGCGAGGGCCGCAGTTCGGGTCCGCCATACGACTGATCTCTGCCGATGGGGCCACCATCGCTGCAGCAGGCACCGTGACCGGGTTGATGTTCAGCGACTTGTTGTTATACATGTATCCACCAGTGGCCAGGCTGGTGTGGGAGTTCACACCGAAGCTTCCCACAGAACCGCCCGTGGCCGTCTGGCCTTGGTGCTGGCCTTGGGTCTGGTCACTATGTGCTTGCGAGTGCAGCCCGTTGACCGAAGCCGTGGGCTGGTTGGTGGTGTTGAAGGTCTTGTTGTCCGAGTTGGTCTTGCAGGCATTGACGCCAACGCAGTCTGCGCCCGGGGTGTTGGTGGCGTGAGCCGACAGGGCGATCAGGGACAGGGACAGGGCGATGATGGTCTTGTTCATGATTCAGGTTCCTTTGAGTTCAGTTCAGTTCAAGTGGGGTTCAGTGTTTTTTGCTCAAACACAGGCAGTCGATGTCCTGTGCCATTCTGCAGATTTCCCCCGAGTCCTGGGGGAATCGGACAGGCAGACGCCCGTGCCACCGTTCTTCGCCGCCGTGGCGAAGCACTATGCGGCACTCCATGTCCTACATAGGGGTGACTTGGAAGCGCGTGGTCTCGGCGCCCATGTGGAGCAGGAACGTCAGGATACCGCCATGGGCCGTCTTGGCCCCGTACGCTGCCAGCTGCACGCCATCGTGGGTCAGCGTAGCGTCAATATAGTTGGAGTTTTCAAGCTCCGGAAGAGTCTTGTAGAACTGGACTTGTTCTGGAGTCAGTTCGATGTCGGGCATGGTTGATTCCTTCGATGAGGATTGCGATGAGTAACACATGATCACAGGGCCTTTAGTTTGTCTTCGATTTGAGACAGCTCGAAGGCAGGCCGCCTCTTCGTTGTTTCCAGTTCTGCACGATACTGCTCACGCCGGGAGCCTTCGTCAATGTGGAAGCGGGATGGGAACAGGGTGGCCAGCACGTTCGGCACAGTATGCGCCCCGATGTACGCCACGTCTGCTCTGTGGAACACATCGCCGTTACGGCTGTACGTCACGAGGGCTTCCCCATCGACCGACATCAGGGCGACATGCGCCTGAAGCCCATCTGGGAATTCAAGAGTGTTCCCGACCAGCTTCGCTTTATCCAGCTGGCTGTTCAGCACAGCTGACAGCTCCCTGTCCGCCGGGGGACTTGACTGATCGAGCGCCATCAGGAACAGGTGCTCGAACACTTGGGTATGTGTCGTGAACTTCCGCGCATCCTGATCAATCAGGTACACAGTCGGCTCCGCGTACTCGGCTTCGCTGATGGCCAGCGTCATGGTGTCCACGTTCAGCGTGTAGATGCGCACGCCTTCGCGGTCATATGATGAATCAACAGGGTCATACTCGATCTCGTATGCCCGGAAGGTGTACGTGCTGTAATCGTCATGCGCAAAATCGAACTTCATACTACGCTCCGAATGGCGTTCTGCACGCCCTTGATGAACATGTGACACAGAGCAGGGGGGATACCCCGCTCCACCTTCTGTAAGTCTTCGAGGATGACCCGGGCAACCGGGGGCGCCATGGGCAGGGTGACCCGCAGTTCAACCTTCCCAGCACCTTGGCTGAACATCAGGCCATCCTTCGTCTGGGCCACAGCGTAGCCCATTTCGGTGGGCACTTCCACTTCAAGGTACTGCACATGCCCTTCAGAAGCCTTTACAGCCCCGTAGACGCGTTTTCTGAAGTGCTCGAAGGTGTCGGTACTGTACCCCCGTGCCATCGCCTTGTGGGCCGTTTTACGCGGTACGATGAGCTTGCTCACAGAACACCCCCAAGCTTGAACAGTTCAAACAACGCCCACAGCAGGTTCACGGCCAGAAGACCGACGGCCACACGGCCGGCAGTGTTCATCTTTTCCGCACTGCGGTACAGCGCCTTGCGCCGCGGTACGGACCAAGTGTAGTCCGCTTCGTTGCGAGTACGCTCCTCCAGATGGTGTGCGTACTCCGCGATCAGCCAGCAACCGACGCTGCTTACAAGCAATGTCCCGACCATTTCGATTACTCTCCGTAGTGTTCGTCTAGCACAGCACCACGCCATGCTTCAGTGATTGCTTCCGCCAGATTCCGCAGGCTTTGGGCTGTATGGCCGTTGTAGTACGGTTGTGGGATGGTGAAGGTGTGTATTTGGGTACCTTCCAAAAACAGTTCCGCCACCGTGGCGCCGGCATCGTTGATGTTTGCGGAGACTTCAATCGTGTATCGAGCGTCGCCGCACATGGTCGAGAACTCTGTGTGTGCGCCCTGCACAGACACGTTCCACCGCTCTACATATGGTGTGTCAAGCCACGCCTGTTTGAGCTGGGAATCCACCGGATTTACCGCTTCCGAATACACAATACGTAGCACCTTCTTCGCAGCCACGTTAGTAGTGCCGTGGATGTTGAAAAGGGACAGGCGCTTATCCGGGGCAGACACAACACCGGCCTTATCCTTGCGTCGGACGATGATATCCGCGTCGCATGAGCAATACGCTTCTACCGAGATGATGTGCCCATTGTGGGGGAAGTCGAAGTGCACCTTCCCTTCACCGGCCGCAAGTGCCTTGTCCAAGTCCAGATCCGCGAAGAAGTTCCGTTGGGTTTTGGTCAGTTCCATATCACACCTCATTCGTAAACACGTTCTGCATCTTCGGGGATACCGAAGCGTTCCACATCCTTCAGCACCGACACCAGCAAGTCGATTGCCGTCTTCTGATCGTTCCAGTAATACTGTATGGGGATACGCCACACACGTGGGAACTCTTCCCCACCACTGATGTAGAGCGATAGAACGGCGTACAAGCCGTCCTTGGTCAGCTCTATGGTGTCCGCATCATGCTCGATCATAAAACGCCTTGTAGCGCGTTTTGACGTGTCGTAGCCCCATTGCCAAAGGTCCCAAGCCCGTGCCTGCACGGGGTCTTTGTCTGCTCTCATGTCATTCTCCGAAGATGGCCAGTGCCAAGACAGACACCAGCACAACAAAGCCGAGGATCAGCAGGCTTGCAAAGCCCGTGTCTTCAAGTGTGTCATCCGGGTACATACTCACCTCATGCATTGCAAAGGAACAGGTTCAACACAGACAGAACAGCACCCATGGCGATCAGGCCTGCCGCTGTACCGTGGGCGTCCGCCTTGAGAGCGGGGTCGTTGGCCTTCCGGCCATACTCAAAGGCAATCAGGGCGCCTACCGACGCCACAACGATCAGGATATCCATTTGGCCAACACTCCAGCAAACACGCCCGTCAGGGCACCAATCAGACCACAAGCAAGGGCAACCACCAGAAGGCCGCTTGCCAGTACAGGGTTCACACAAGCCACAACCAGAATGGTCAGTGGGTTAAGAAGCAGTGCCAAGACAGCGAACACCACTGTCAGCACCGCAGTAATCAAAGCATCCATTGCATACTCCATACACAGGTGCAGTGCAGGGCGGCCGTAAGGCCGCTACCCACTGCCCGGTTAGAACAGGTACGTATCACGAAGTTCTTCAGCCAAGGATTTCACACGGGTACTGTTGCTGTACCAATCCAACAGGTTGGCTTTGGTACCCAACACACCACGTCCTTGCGTTGCTTCGTAGATCACCTGTTGCAAAGCCATACCATCAAACCTGTCAAAGCTGTTGCCAAGCCTGTCGGCAATGGCTTGGCCAACACGTTCGTCATCCGCGAAGGTTCTGCCGTACAAAACCCATGTACCATTGATGTACCCGGTGTTGTAGAAGTGTCTACTCCACAGTTCATCCGCTTCTGCAGTCAGTGTTCCATCCGGCTCAGTCAGGTACTGAAGTGCTAACAACACCGCATCAAAGCTGTTGTTAGCACTGTAGATTCTGATCTTACTACCCCTTGGGTTATCCAGTTCTACGGCTTTGTAGTACGCCTGCAGTGGTGTTAGATGGTCTGTGTCTTCTTCGTTTTGAAGAATCCGTTCCACCCACTCTGTGGGTATCCTTCCCACATAGGTTCTAACACAGCCGTTTGGTTGTGTTATCACTTCTGCTACGGTGATGTGTTGTACTGGTGTTTCAGGGGTGATTTCAACAGTGTGTTTGGTTTCCATGATCTGTGCCTTGTATTGTGTTTGATCTGGTCTTCGGTTGTGTTGTTCCGGTGTTTGCACCGGCTTTGCACCTGTTCGATCGCTCGGTGCTCCGCACCTCAAACAACGATCGATACGGACGCCTACGGCGTAGTTTTTTTGACATACCCCCCCTACCCCCCCAAGTGACTTAAGGACAAAGCTTTGCTTGCCCATCACCCGGTGAAGGATTTCTAGACCCCTCCCAATTCCGATCGGGAGGTCAAGGTACGTTTTGTCAGGGGGGAGTTCCCGCCACAAGGTGGGCCAAGAGCGGGGCCGTTGCCTGACCAGACGGGATGCGGACTGGAACCAGTAAGCCACATGGAATCGTCTGACTACGCACTTCTAGCATTCGTGAGTATGCCATGTCGTCTACGCTTTTGCAAGCGCACCTCCTGTGGTGGTGCGTGCACGCCTGTTGAAGTGCTCGTGTAGCACTTGAAGTAGAGCGTCCTTTTCAGTTGGGAAACAGGTACTTATCTCATTCTTGTACGCCGTCAAGCCTTTGTCTGAAACGCGTACGATGCATGACTTGCCACCATAGGCGGGGGTCAGGGTCATGCGTAGCTTACGCGGTTGCCACCAGTACAACCGCCACTGGCCCTCGGACATCATGATCTTGGTGGCCGTGTCTGGGGCGGCCATAGCTTTCATCAGGTGCCGGACGCTCGGTGTGATGTCAACCCGCATAGACGCCTCCAGAATCGATTGGAAGTGGCAGGTAAGGCAATCACCCTACCCAGATCAGAAAATGCCTCTACGGGGCTCTATTCAAGCCGTAGAGGCATTGCCAAGGGATTCAGTCGGGGAAGTTGCAGATTCAACCCGTCAGGCCCACCGGAAACCTGGCCGTTCGGTGGCTTGCATGAACCGGACACGGCTGTACGGGTGCGATTCGATGACCAGCCCGGCCTTGCGGTGGAGCTGGACAAGGACGGTGTCGGAATCGCCAGGGCGGTTGGACATGAGGAATGCCTTGCCTCGGTACGCCTGTGTCCCAGTCAGCCAGAGATCAACCCATTGCTTCTCTTGCACTTGTGCAAACTTCGTGGTAGTGTTCATGGTTGTTCAGTCAGTCAGTCAGTCGTGACGAAGCCCCTGCCGATCCGAAGACAAGCAGGGGCGGTTGAGCTACAGCTCAGGGGGCAGTGGTTCAGGATCAGGCTTTCAGGCTGGCCAGAAGGGTTTCCAGCGCTTTGATTGCTTCTTCCTTGTGGGTGATGGTCAGGCCGGATTCAGCGGCCGTGGTGAGGCGTTTAGCCAGTCCTTCGACGGCTTTGGCAGCGTCCCATGACACGGCGGCGGGCTTGTCCGACACAGGCTTCGTGTCCCACTTATCGTTAAGCAGGTCGGTATCAGGGGTCCACTCGGCAACCTTCCGGGCGCTGGGCTTGCTGAACTTGACAGTCTCACCACGCTGCATTGCCTCATAGTCCTTGCGCAGGGCGTCAGACAGCGGGGCAATAGGGGCGTTGCGGTGCAGCCATGCGGTCAGAAGCTTGGAGGTGTTGGCAGGGGCACCGGCCATCGCTTTCAGCAGGCTGTTGATTGGGCCAATCTGGCCGTGCTGGCGGGCGATGATCGTTGCCGATACAGCAGCGGTCTGAACCATTTCGGTCCACTGCGGGCCGCGCTGGCCGATGATGCGGATGAGTTGACCAAGACGTTTGGTGTCGGTGATGATGTTAGCCATGATGTTTACTCCGATGTGTGGGCACTATGCCCATGGGTGTTGGCGTCAGAAGACGCAGATCAATGGACCCAGACACTGGTGTAGGAACCGTGCCGGATACATTGGTATGCATCCTTTGCATCTCATCGGGGCTCATCAGAGCGCTTGCGATGTCCGCTTTCCGGTAGACCCTCGAGAGGGTGGCCGGGGGCTGCATTAGAGCCCATTCCCGCGGCGGTGGTTGGCACTATCTGTCGGGCGTGCCGTACAACCCTTCCAGTGTTTTCCCGGTCCAAGAACAGCAACCTGTCAGATGGTACTGGTACCTTTATGTGGTCTGATTTGGATCATCTGGCCATCAGGCCGGCGTCCACTAAGTCCACATATTGGGGAACACTAGCTAAAGCTGCCAATGTTCCCGGGTATGTGTACTGTGTTGTGTGTCTGGTGTCTTACTCCGTTTCGTTCACCGTGAAGCCATTGTACATCAAGTCAAGGGATCAGGTGTTATTATTTTGTAAATGTTTTGTGAGAGATCGTCAAACGTTCATGTGCAGCGGCTTTGGCAACACGGATAGCAGCAGCCTTCGGGGTGCGCTTGCCGGTACGGCCCTCACGGGCGGCGATGTACATAGCAGCGGGGCTGTAGAGCTGGTTGCCACGGTTAGTCTGTTGGGAGATCATGATGCTATCCTTGCGGTGCGGTTGCTATAGACGTGACAAAGCCTGGTTCAACGCTCACTGTGCTGCTCATCCGAGCGTGCGGCAGCAAAGCAGATGCTCAACACGGTAACCAGAACAACAGCGTAGACGGTCAGCAGGGCGGCGGTGATCAGATCGAATTCCATGTCAGTTCTCCGAGAGGGTTTGGGGCGGTGGTTGAACCACCATGATCAACATTGTACAGCAGTCAGGATCCGTGTCAATACCGTTCGTCGGTTTGGATCAACGGGTACGGGCCTTCGGGTTTGCTTTGATTTTTGCAGATACGGCGGTACCCTCGGCGTCTCGGAACTCCACCCACAACCCACCGTCAGAACTGCTGACGAAGGTGCACTTAGCACCGTTTTTGAAAGATTCGAAATGAGTGTCGTAGTGCTTGCCCGATACCTCAACACCGGGCACTGTCATTTCACCTTGGACACCGACATGCTGTTCGTGAGTAGCGCACAGCAGGGTAATGGCAAGAAACAGCTCGTTCATGATGGTCATCCTATGAGATCTTGGGTTTGGTCCAGTCAGTATAGCACAAGTGATCAAGCTTCCAGTGCAGCAATCAGCCGGTTGGCAACATCCTCGACGTGCACATCGGCGGTGTCATCGATGCCAGCCATCATGACATAGTCATCACGGTCCAGCACACGGCGTACCACGGGACCAGACACGGTGACTGACACCAGATCAGCACCACCGTTCACCCCAGCGATACGGACGATGCGGGCTTGGTTCCGATCAGCACCAAATGCCAGTGCACGGACAGTATTACCGTCACGGGTGATGTGGTGTTTGTCAGCGGTGTTGACGATGACTTCAGCCAGTTCAGCGGCGATGGCAACGGCGTTTTCGTGGGTGTACATGATGTGGTTCCTTCAAGTGTGTTGTGTTGGGTGTTTAGAGGTCATCGATCACCATGGAAAGCATTGTACACCCGCTATCACTGGTGTCAAGCACTATTTTGTAGACAATGGTTAAACAACACAGCATATCCACAGACATGGTGTTGACAACACATCCCGTGGTATCAGCACGTGTGGTATCCCATCGTATCCACTGGCCAGTGTGGGTGCAGGCATCAGACATATCTTATATAGGCGGGTGCTGTAGTGGTGGTGGTGGTGGTGGTATCCACAGT